ACAGAGATAAAACGAGTGCTGAAAAAAGACGGTACGTGCTGGGTGAATATAGGGGATAGTTATAGCAATTATAAAGATTGTAAATCTATTGGACAAACCATAGCAAAAAATACTTCCAGAGAAAATGCACATTATATTGAAAAGGGTAAATCTGTAACACGCAATTCAAGAATGTTAAAAAAAATGGGATTGCCTGATAAATCTCTCTGTTGCATCCCTTTCCGCTTCGCTATCCGCATGATAGACTCTGGCTGGATACTCCGTAATACAATAATATGGCACAAGCCGAATTGTATGCCGTCAAGCGTTGGGGATCGATTTACGGTGGATTTTGAATATCTTTTCTTTTTCAGTAAATCAAACACAGCATTATATTGGACAAATGAAAAGACAATGAAGTTGGTGGATAAACAGCCATTGGGAATACATGGTAAAGAAGGGGAAGATTGGGAGTGGATAGAATGTCCTAATTGTGAGAGTAAAGGGATGACAGCAAATGGGAAAATGTGTAAACGGTGCAAAGGAAAAGGCGGAATAAGGCGTAGTTTTTGGACGGGGCATGATTATTATTTTGAGCAGCAATTCGATCAATACAATAAGCCTTTAAATCGATGGGGTGGGGACAGGACAAGGGATACCGATTATTCGAAAGGTGATGATTTTGCAGTTAAAGAAAGAGCTGGCAGGGAAAGAAGGCCCGACGGGAGGGGAAGAAATAAAAGGACCGTATGGAGTATTAACGTTTCTAGATATCCTGGAACTCATTTTGCTGTTTTCCCTGAAGAACTCCTTGTAGCGCCTATAAACGCTGGATGCCCTGAGTATATTTGCAAGAAATGTGGAAAGCCGAGAGAAAAAGTATATGAGTATGCGGAAGATGAAAATTGGGGGGGCAATAGTGCTAGGGCCGGCAAGACCGTTGAGGAAATGGGTGGTTCCGGTAAGTGGCGTGGCGATAGGACTGTCGGCAGGGTTAAGATGGGACCGATGCCAAGGGAAAGAGGGACGATTGGTTATACTGATTGTGGCTGTGGGACTGGATTTAGGCCCGGGGTAGTTTTGGACCCGTTCATGGGCAGTGGAACGACAGCTTTAACAGCCTTAAAGATGGGGAGGCGGTTTGTGGGGATTGAGCTTAATTCTGAGTATATAGAGATGGCAAACAAGCGCATAGAGCCGTATTTGGAACAGTCAAACTTATTTTTGGAGGTAATATGAAGATAGAAGATTATTTCGGAAAAAAAATTGATCTTGACGAAACGTATTTTCTGTTTTTCCCGGAAAAGCCGAGAGAGATGAGCAGGCAACAGAGGGAGGAGTATGATCGAATCTGTAAGCTGCCGGAACGATTTAAGCGCGAGCTGCTAGCGAAGCTTTCCCCGAAAGACAATCCTAATGTTGTTGAGGTCACGGGCAAGCAACTTATTGAGATTACCGAAAAATCGAAGAGTATACCGTATTTTTGTATGAATTTCGAAAAGAATAAACGGTTAATGTTGGCCCCTGCCGAGCATATTGACTTTTACGTCCGACACTCAAAAGTATTAGCTGGAGGAGAAAAATGAAGATAGAGATAGAAGGGGAACTAAAAGAGGAATTAAGTGATAGCCAAAAGGATATCTGGACCGTATGTACAAGGTTGGGGCATTTTCTATCAGAGAAGAATAAAAATTATGGTAATAGCGCACTGAACCCGATGAGGGTATTCAGCGATCTGAATCCCGAAGAACAGCTCCGGGTCCGGATAGATGACAAGCTTTCTCGAATACGGAATAATCCAGGTGAACCCAGGAAAAACGATATCGTTGACCTGATGGGATACTTGGTTCTGTTTTGTGTTCGCCGGGATTGGAAGGATTTTAAGGACTTACTGGATTGAGGGGGCGTTATGGAGATTGTTAAAGTATTTCATGTAGAGGGATATCAAATAATAAACGGTAATATCAAAGTTAGCCTTGAGGTTGATGTTGTCAGAGATCGGATATCTATAAAATCGAAAATGCCTGATGGTAAATTTTTGTTTGAGAAGTCAGATCCTACTCTTGCTGAGCAAGTTGGTGAAACGATTATGCGTGCAGCAAATAAGGGTCGGAGGATATTGACGGTAAGAAGAGGGCAAGACCATTTTGGAGAGGGGCTTGAGTAGTGATGGTGGTGCGGTTATTGTGTAAGTCAATCATGTTTTATGCCAGGTTGCATCTTTTGGAGCGGAAACTCAAAAAAAAGGAAAAACGCTCGCTATTGTTGCTGCAGAAGTGTGACGGGAATAAGTGTTTTTATTATAAGGGATATCTCAAGGGTGTTGACGAGTGTAGAAGTGAGCTCAGAAAAATATGGAGAAAATAGTTGTATTCCCGGAAGTTACAGACCCGCGAGTGAGAAAATCACTTGATAGGCTTGATAAGAATATGAAGAAACCGAAATCATATAATTGTTTTATTTGTCAGAGAGAGGTTGATTTTGAGGATCTGTGGTTTCTGAAAAAGAGTGGGAGAGGGGAAATGGGCCTTTGTTTAAAATGTTTTCTGGCTGAAAGTAGTAGTGCGAAAAAGAACAGCTTAATAATAGAAAATTCATAGGGGGAAGCATGAAGAAGCGTATTAGAAAGTTCAGAGAGTATTATCATAATGCTGTAGATGAATACTTTCCGGTATCTGATGTTTTACGGCTTGAGCACAAGGGACTATATAATAAGGATTTTCTAATGTTAATCGTTCTTTGGAATCATGAAGCCATGATGAATCCGGAGAATTGTGACGACTATGTGATAATAAAAAATGATGAGGAAATTGAAATTATACCAAACCCCCATCGGGAGCCCGAAAACGTTCAGAAGGTTAAAGAACGAAAGGGAGAGCGTAAAAGCAAAAAGCAACAAGAGAAGCTCCAAGAGCCCGATGTAGATGACGGGGAAAATCTCCAGGGCGGAAGGGTGGAAGATGGGAAAGGACGGGAAAGAAAAGTCGACAACAATGAAAACGGAAACGGGAGCACTGATGGTAACGGAAAAGCCAGTAACGCTTCAGGCACGAGTAAAGTCGAAGTTGAGTCAGGAGCAAACTCCGGATACGAGGCATGAGGTAAGGTTGAGTCCCAGGCAGCGGCTTTTTGTCTTAGAGTATTTAAAAGACTTTAATGCTACCCAGGCCTATATGCGAGCTGGCTATAAATCGAAGGGAGAGGCAGCGTGGACAAATGCATCAAGGTTGCTTAATAGTGATAAGATTCAGTCAGTTCTGAGGGGGATTTTAAAGGAAATTATCGATTCAAAGCAAATAGAGGCCGAATATCGGGTGCGAAATGAGGTTATGGAAATTGCTCTTGCTGATATTTCAGAGTTTGTGGATGTTTCCGGAAACAGGCTGTATGTTAAGAATTTTGACGAGATTGGTAGTACCAGGCCGATTAAGTCGGTAAGGGAGAAGAGGACCACCAGGACAACAAAAAATGGGGATGTTGTTGAACATGTTGATCTTGAATTTACAATGCACGATAAACTACGGGCACTTGAGAGCGCGATAAAGATACTGGAAATAGTAAAAGAGGGGGATCCTGGCGAGCCGAAAAAAATGATCATAAAGCTGGTTAAGGGAACAGAGGATTGGTAGTAATTGATGATAAAATAAGGCTGACTGAAAAACAGCTATGTGGCGCGGAGTTGCTTGCTGACGTGACCAAAAAGTATATTCTTTTTTATGGTGGCTCTCGGTCCGGGAAAACCTTTTTGGCGTGCCATTTTATTCGGCATCGGGCTAGGAAGTATGCTGGCAGCAAGCATCTTATCGCTAGATACTCATTTGCAAATGCGAAAAAAACGGTTTGGATACAAACCCTTCGACCGCTTCTTCGTGAAGATGAACGCAGGGGGCTTTGCTCAATAAATGAAACGACGGGAATCACCACATATAAAAACGGTTCTATTGTTGTTCTAGGGGGCCTTGAACCTTCTAGAATAGATAGCGTATTGGCTGCGGAATATGCAACGATATTTATTACCGAGGCAAATGAAAATAAATTTTCTGACGTTGAACAGCTCTTTTCACGGCTGAATGATACGGCTATGGATGAGGATGGGAATATTATCCCGTTAAGGTTTATTTGTGACCTGAACCCTACAGTCAATAGTCACTGGACAAATATATTATTTAGAGCTGGCCTGGACCCGCAGACCAAGGAGCCGAGAGCAAACTATCACGAATTTGGATTTTTGCATTTTCGTCCCGAGGACAATGAGGAGAATCTGGCAGGGGGATATATTGAGTCATTACGATCATTGTCGCCGGCTATGAAGAAAAGATTTTACGAGGGGGAATACGGGGCTTACGAGGGACTGGTGTATCAGCTCGACGAGCCAGTTCATATAGTTGATGATTTTGGAATACCAAGACAGTGGGCTAGGGGAATGGCGATTGATTTTGGGTATACGCATGCGTTCGGGTGCTTATGGGGTGCTCTTGATGAATCGAATGAGACATTATATATTTATAAGGAATATAAACAGAAAAGAATTACTGTTCGACAGCACTCAATTGTTCTCAAAGAGATGATGGGCTGGAATGGTGAAGGCCATTTCAGGCAAGAAGATTATGTATCGTGGATTGTTACAGATCATGATGCTGAAGATCGAGCTACCCTAAAGGAAAATGAAATTATTACATTACCGGCGAACAAAGAAGTTTTGGTGGGTATTGACAATGTTGTGGATTTGCTGTATCATGATGAAGATAAAAAGACGAATATAAAGATTTTTCGCTCCTGTACGGAGCTTATTTCGGAAATGTATTCATATCGGTGGAAAGAGCAAACAACTGTTAGGCTTCCGAAGGACAGGGAGGTCGTTAAAGAGGATGATGATTTATGTGATTGCCTGCGGTATCTAGTAATGAAGTTTTTTCCTGATAACAAGCTTCCGGGGTATATTCTGGGAAGTGGATATAAGGAAAAAAAGAGGGAGTTGGAGAAGCAGGGTCAGTCACCAGGCTTTATTTTTGGGGGGAACCCGTATGACTACCTAATAAGGAGCAAGAGATGAAGCAAAAAACTTATAACAGGATAATGGTGGCATGTTGTATATTGCTGCTGGTTGTTGCGTATATGTTTGGTCGTAGATCGAAAGTAAAAGAAATCGAACAGCCGTGTAAAAAGATTGGCGAGATTCAGGCTGAACTTGATCAAATTAAAAATTTGTTAAAATGCAAATAGAAACGGGCAGAGCGCAGGTGAGGGGAGATAACCGAACAGGGTAAGATTATGAATGATGAAATTGAACAATATGCGTCATTTCTCGGGGTTTCCCCAGAAGAATTGATAGATAATTTTGGCTTAATAAAGGCAGACAAGCAGGGTTCTACCAAGAGGCCCGGGTATGTAGTTCCTCTCCGAGGAGCACTTGAGAGCCAAATGGGAATGTATAGTCCTACGGGAGTGAAGCAGGGATTTTTTTATATCCAAGACAATATCCTGCGCGAGGTGGAAAGGAAAAATGCGATTGTTGGAATAGTAACTAATACAAGGTGTATGCAGATGGTAGAGTTTGCACGGCCCCAGAGCGATCCCGATAAACCCGGGTTTAGGATTAAGCTGAGGGATGAAGAGAAAAACCCGAATAATGCAGAAAAGAAAGAGATGGCAGAGCTCGAGGAGTGGTTTTGTATGACGGGGCGTACCGATTTTGAAGGCAGCGAAGAAAGAGAGGACAATATTCTCGATATGATGAAACAGGCCGTAAGGGATTATCTGACGATTGATAAGATCGCGGTTGAGCTCAGGCGGGACCGTGGAGGTAGGATTGTTGATTTCTGGATGTTGGATCCCGCAACGATCAAGAGGGTTATCCAGGGGGGGTATCGCGGACAGAAAACGGATTTTGATCCGAGAGTGTATATGTTTAATGATGAATTTATGGAAAAGCTAACGGAGGCAAAGCTTAAAATCATTCCCCCGCTGGAGAAAATAGCATTTGTGCAGGAGATAGATGGTCGCCTGGTTGCTGCATTTTCGCGGGAGGACCTTATTTTTGATGTTATGAGTAGAAGAACAGATGTTAGATATAAGGGTTGGGGTTACGCTCCAGCGGAACAGGCCATGAATATGATTACCGGGTTTTTGTATGCGATAGCCTTCAACAATGAGGCTTTCAATGGGGCTGCTATTCCAAAGCTAGCCATTGCGTTTGAGCAGGGCGATTATACGCAGGCACAGCTCCAGGAATTGTCGGACGAATGGTTGGCAAATTTTCAGGGGGTTATGGGACAGTGGAGGATGCCGTTTTTTACGGGGAAGGTCCAGGCCATTGATTTAATGAAATCAAATCGGGAAATGGAGTATCAGAAATACCTGGAGTTTACGGCTTCCCTGATAGGAGCAATATATGGGTTTGACCTGATGGAGTCGGGTCTAAAGTTTTTCTCGACAACGAACGCATTGAGCGAGAACGCGGATGCCAGGCAACAATTCTCGAAGGATCGGGGGCTAAAAAGCTTGCTCGGGCAATTAGCCAAGGTTAATAACATGATTTTGAAGAAAATGGGCCTGTCCGACAGATACGTGTTTGATTATACTGGCCTTGAGCCAAAAGATCGAGAATTTGAACAGAAGTTGCGACAGGAGAGGGTGAAGTCATACATGACGGTTGACGAGATTCGAGCTGAGGCGGATCTTGAACCCCTGCCGGACGGGAAAGGCGATTTAATCCTGGACAGTATATATATGCAGAATATTCAGGCCCAGCAGATGGCCGAGCAGGGTGGTGGTTTTGGTGACGAAGGGGAAGAGGGCTTTGGCGAAGAAGAGGGTGCTGGAGAAGAGGAGTTTGGGGCTGAACACGTAGATGAGGCCATGGACGAGGTTATGGATGAGGCCGGCCTGGAAAAAGCAGCAAAACATATAAAGGCACGAACACTTTTGATGTGAGGGGGTGTAGTGTTATGAGTATCCTTAAAAGTCGCATTTCGCTTTGGAAGGTTCTTTATGAGCGATTTTACGATCCAATTAGGCTCTTAATGTGCTTTGCCCTTTTTATGGTGATTTTCGGCATATTAAGTTGCGTTAGTTATAAAATCAGGGAGGCGAGCCTGAATAAGGGCGGTGGACGAGAAAAATATTACGACTATCATGAATACCGGGCATACAAGGTCCAGTATAAATGGCTTACAGAGGAAATATTTCGGATTGTGTGGGATGAGGCTGTAGAACGTGGTTTGGAAAGGAGAGCGATATTTGCTATCATTCAGGCAGAATCCGGAGGGCGTAATGTGGTATCCAGGAGAAATCGTAATGGAACCCGGGATTATGGATTGATGCAGATTAACTCTGTTCACTCTCCCAAGAACCCTTGGGTCTTGTTAAATGTTAGAGTTAATGTTCGAACGGGTTGTTGGTATTTTTCGCGATGTATTAAAAAGTCTGGCGGAGTGTTGAGCGAGGCTGTTCGTTATTATAACGCCGGACTGGGTAGTAAAAGGAAAAGCTACAAAAACTGGAGACACGTATACCGGGTGGTCGCGCATTACAAAAGGAGTGCGAATTATCTCGGGCGTATCGCAATAGGAGTAGAGCGTGAAAAAACCTATCATTTTAGCTTTGTTTCTAGTGGCAGTTTTAAGGCCAGTGTATGCCGAATCCGAAACACCCAAGAGTTACGGAGTACGATGGGACAGAACCCTGCATTGGCAGTTTGGCACCCTGTCATCGATGTGCACAACGCAGTGGTCGATGAGATATCTGAACGTGAAAGAGGATTACAAGCTTTGGGGTATAGGACTAGGGACGGCAACATTTTTGGGTATTACGAAAGAGTATCTTGACCACAGGACCCTGGATATTAGGGATTGGCCAAAAGATGCGAGATACGATCTCCTGAGTTTCGTTATAGGCGGTATATGCGGTAGGTTTTTGACGTATACCTTTTAGGTCGGATAAGGGGAGGACGTTTCGATGATTAAAACACTTTGGCTACAGTGCTTATTGCTGGAGAAAGAATTAAGAAGGAGGGGTGAGGAGATAAGCCGAATAAAAATACAGGAAGCCTTTAGCGTTCCCCAGGCGTTAGCACAGAATATTGTGTTTGCCTTAAAAAATAGGGATTTAATTCAAATTAAACCGGAAGCATTTGAGGGTGTTGGCAAAAGGGTTCTCGTTATTGCCGATTTGCACATACCGTTTTCTGATAAGCTATGCGTGGAAACCGTACTGGAATATGCTGACGAGTATAAGCCAGATATTATTGTGATTTTGGGAGATCTTGTGGATTTTTACAAGATTTCGAAATATGTTAAGAATCCATTGAAAAAGTCGGTTTCCGGCGAACTTCAAGAGGGCGGAGGGTTCCTTGTAGATTTGCGGAATAGATATAGGAATAGTGAAATTATTTACAAACAAGGGAATCATGAGGATCGGATGACAAGATATATAATGGAAAACGCGAAAGAGATATACGATTTGGTTTCTGACTTGTTACCGCAAAAACTCAGATTGAATGAATTAAATATTAAATATATAGTGGAGCCCTTCAGGATTGGTCGCTTGTGGTTGCTGCATGGCCATGAAAAGGTTGGGGGATCTTATAATCCGGAATATATCACAAACGTGATGTGGAAATATATTCACGATCATTTTCTGGTTGGCCATTATCACAGGAACCAGGAAAAGATTTTCAAGAATATTGAGGGCAAACAGTTTTGGGGAGCTGCAGTGGGATATCTAGCGGGAGAGCTTGATTGGGCAATTCTCCATAATTGGACCCATGGGTTTGCGACAATTGATTTTGATAATAGAGGAAATTTCAGGGGACGGGTGCGAACGGTACAGGGTGGTGAAATATTCTGATGGCAGGTAAAAGAAGAAGGAAGCAAAGGGAGAAGAGGTCGCCAACGCAAAAAACGGGGAAGCGGTTAGATACACCAGCCCCTAGGGTGATTACTCCCAAAAATGTATATAACAGGAAAAAGAAGCACAAGGGGGAGGTATGATTTTCAAAAAACTCTTGAAAGCTTTGTATGCGATCCAAAGAGCGAAGGGCCTGGTTTGTGATTATTTGAAAAAGAGAGAAAAACTAGTTAGGCTTATTGCTTTGGGGTTGATAGCATGGGTTATGTCAACCCTCTTTACAACGTTTGTAATTTATAAGACGTTGAATAGCGGTGAGTATGATAATGGCAGGCGGAATAGGATAAAGGCAAGCAGGGCGGTACGCCATGGGTCTGTGCGAGAGCAACTTAAAGAATTAAGAAGATCTCATGATGCGTATAGAAAGGCAACACCCGGACAACTCCTTGATGTTTGGACAAACAGGTTCATTGATGCTGAGTATAGACGAAATGGAAATGTAAAATTTAGGCAGTATGATTGCATTTCTGCTGTTTATCATTTTCTTGTTGATGACTGGGGAGCAAACCTGGTCATGGAGAATGTGGAGGGCCTTAATGGAAGGGCTGAAAAGCTAAACAAGGATGGTCGATTGAAAATCAGAAAGTCATATAACGATATTTGTCCCGGAGATTTGATTATATTTACGCCAATTAGCGGTCGATGGCATGTTGGGGTGGTATATGATAAGAAATCGACCAGGGGCGGGAGAAGGATTTATTATGTGGACGTGAACGCTTATGATCGCGGGATGGGTGTGTATAGCCTTGAACACAATTCCTCCCGTATTCATAAGATTATCGAGGTTTCCTATGCACTCTGGATTGGGGATCTCTATGACGAGTGGGTTGAAGAGGAGAAGGGAATAAGAGAAAAAATTGAGACTCTCGAGGAGATTCTTCAGGTATACAAAAAGGAGCTGGGGACATGATAGCAATATTGGAGAGGTTGGTTTTTCTGGTGTTGGGGGAAGAAAAGTTTGTTACCTGGAAAACCAGGAAGGCGTTGAAAAGGATGTATTCTGCAATGAGGCACTTGGAGGCGGTTGATGCGAAAGAGGCGTGGTTAATTAAAAACATATTATCACAAAGTATTCACGATTTGAAAAAGTCATGCAAAACAAAAAAAGCGCAACGATAGTAGCAATAAACGCGTACGTGCTCCCGAATGGTCGCTGGTATGCCGAAACAGCCCTGGGGTATATTGACAATATGGTATTTTACTCTGATGTAATTAAGGTTGGCGGAAGGGTGGAGTTTATGGGCTCGGTTTCGATGGAGGTTAATGCGGTTAGGACCATCGGGAATACCATGATCTGTACCATTCCAACGGAGTCAGAGGCCATAAAATATGTAGTTGGGGATATAAAACGTGAGGAGGGGCGAGATGGATAGGTTAAGAAAGGATGATTTTATATACATGTACTGGGTAATATTGCCTGCAAACAGAGATATTAGGCCAGCCAGCACATTTTGGCTTGTAAGACGGCAAGATGAGCTGATTTTTCAGGGGATATACAACAACACGGATTATTTTTGGACGCATTTTCCCTACAGGAGTGTAGACCAGGTTGAGGCTATACAGCGAGCCATCGGTGCTATGGGGTTGAGGGAGATTCCCGTATATACGGACTATAATCGCATGTCGGTTGAGTATCGCACGTTTCTCAAGGGGCAATTTGATATATTTGATGAAATGAGCGCGAAAAGGGAAGAGGAGTTGGCAAGGTTAAAAGAGAAAAAGGCACAATTGCAAGATAAACCAGTTAAGGAAGGAAAAGATGAGAGTATTGCAAACTAGAAAAATTTTTGCACTAACGGCCGTGTTTTTGCTGGTTGGCATAGTGGGGCTTGAGCCAAAGTGTAGCAGCATGAAGGAAAAAGAAGCGTTAAAAATTGTTGCTGGTATCAGGTCGCAAGCAAATTGGGAAGCAAAACAGCAGTTTGACAGGTTTGACAAGGTTTTGATGCCATATATGAAGGGCCAAGAGGCAAGCGACTTAAAAACGGTTTTGGTGGTTATTGTTGACAATTTCGGGTTACCATCGCTCTCGGGACATCAGAAATATTATACCGGATATAAAGGTGTTAGGAGCGATATTGGATATCCGCTAGAAGTGAAAGACTTGGTTGTGTGTGTATATTTGTTTTATTGGAATAAGGGTGGGGATGAAACTGGTAATTTAGATCCGTATTTTGGGATAATACGGTTAAGCACAAAATATGATTTATTGCTCTTGGTGTTTATCAATGATGAGATTTTGATAGTTCGTGATATTCAATGCATGAGATAGCTATGATGTATTTTGATAACATAATAAGAGAGCTCGAGGAAAAGGAGTCAAAACTGCTCGAAATTAAAAATCCCCAGGACATACTAGCTGCAACGGTTGATGTTGATATGGAAATGCACAAACTGGCTTACAATATAAAGATATTGAGCCAGCTCAAGAGATTGGCGGGTGAAGAGGCGGTCCGGCTCGAGAGAGAGTATAACAAGAGAACCATGGAGAAGGCCAAGGAGCTGACAGAGGAGCAGCTCAAGGCAATGGGAATTGTTAGGTCGGACAGGTTTAAACTCATAAAGACGATGTTGTATGATGAATATGCGGATCTTGAGAATATGAGGGTTAAGGCAAAGTATTTTGGTGATATGCGTGATACCTACATTGAGTGGATTATGGTTTATAAAAAAACAAGGGGTATTGAAAACGATAGATGGTGAGAATCGTAAAGATAGAAAAAACGAGTAATTGCTATCCTGCGAGGTGGGAGGGGTATACTGACGATAATAGGCCGGTATATATTAGCTACAGACGCGGATATTTGCATGTTGTCGTTGGAAATCCCGGAGAAAGCTCTAAGTTTATGAGTATGCACAAGGTTTTTCGGCAAAAGATTGGCGAGATTTGTAATGGCTTTCTGAATTATGATCAGCTCAGGGAGCGTTGTTTTGGTTTTGCGATTTTTCCGGATCGAGAAATAAAAAAGGTTTGAAAAAACCATAGAGGGGGAATAAAAAACAGGTATGATTATTGACAGGAAACATGTTGATCCTACCTGGAGATTTATAACACACAATGGTGTTCCGATTAAAGAATATGATGCCTACGGATTTTTTGAGGGATTGCGATATTATTGGGGAAAATCGGCCAGCATCAATCTTGATTATTATGTTGAGAGAAATGGTCGCCGTTATCGGGAGGACGAGGACCAGGGGCATAGGTGTTTTTTCTATAGATTTGAAAATGAGAAACGGGACGGCTTTAACAAATGCTTTTATCATTCTTACGGCAGGTTGACGTTTGGTTGCAAGAGGATACCGGTTTTTGATACATATTTGAGCTGGAGAAGGGAACACGTACTGCAATTTATTATAGAAAGGGGAGAGGTGTTTTGGTTCCAGTGTGGGGTTGCAATAAAGGGGAAGTGGTATATCGATAAGGAGATACTGAAGGATATCGCCAGGGAGACATCGGGGGATTGTCGGAGCTGTCCCATATTTTACGAGAGCGAGGTACTTGATATCATAGATGAATTACCGCAGGTGACGCAGATCGAGAACAATCCCTTTTTCGAGTTCGTAAGAATTAACCAGATAGCAGATAGGCCGTTGCTGCAGTATTTTGAGGATAGGAAGATCAGCCCCACATATATGGTATTGAGGAGATTTAAAAATAGATATCGGATGTGTGATATTGGATTATAAAATGGGATTTAAAAAATATCAACATATTGAACGATTCGGAACCGACGAGGTTGAGGGAATAGAATTAGGCGAATGTTATGTATTCCCAAAAATTGACGGTTCAAATGGTAGTGTGTGGCAAAACGATTATGGTTCGGTTTGTGCTGGTTCCAGAAATAGGGAATTATCTCTCGATAACGATAATGCTGGATTTATGGAATACGCCATTAAACATGAAGGCATTAAGCAATATCTACGGCGTCACCCAAACCGTAGACTTTATGGCGAATGGCTTGTGCCTCACAGTTTAAAAACATATCGAGAAGATGCATGGCGAAAATTTTATGTATTCGACATTCAGGATGAGGAAGATAACTATATCCCATACGATGTCTATAAAGAAGAGCTTGATAAATGCGGGGTTGACTACATTGTCTTACTTGCGAAAATCAAAAATGGTTCTTATGAGCAGTTTATTCACCAACTGCAAAATAATGTGTTTCTCGTCGAGGACGGCAAAGGAGTGGGCGAGGGTATAGTAATTAAAAACTATGGTTTTTATAATCGTTTTAACCGCCAGACATGGGCAAAGATAGTCACTTCTGAATTTAAGGAAAAAGCCCATAAAGAGATGGGAGCACCGGAAATCGCTGGGAAGAGGATGGTAGAGGAGGAATTTATTGAGGAATATTGCACACATGCATTGATAGAAAAAGTTTATCAAGGAATTGTTTCTGAATGTAACGGATGGAGGAGCCAATACATACCTAGGCTTTTAAGTACCGTGTTTCACGATATGGTGACTGAGGAAACCTGGCACTTTATTAAAAAGAATAAGAATCCTGTTATTAACTTTAAAACGCTTAATCATCTTCTTGTAAGCAAAGTTAAAAATGTGAAGTGCGAACTGTTTTGATTTGTAAAAATGTTGGAGGCTTTATGAAGTATGCACAGAATACAAGCGTTTCAGCAGATCGCTCTCGGGACGAAAGCGAGAGGATCTTGATGCGGTATGGGGCCACGCGGAGATGTATAGCACGGGGAAAAGCATACCCTTATTGCCTATGTCATAAGAGATGGGAATACCAAAAGATATATTGAGAGAGCATAGTTATTTGGATAAGCACTCCATTCTGATTGGATATCGAGGATCGGTGGCTCATGGCATGTATATTCCTAACTCCGATCCGGATTCTATTGACGATATTGACGTTATGGCCGTGGTCGTGATGCCGATAGATTATTATTTCGGCTTGAAACAGTTTGGCTCTCGGGGTACGAAAGAACATTTTATCCGGGAGTGGGATATTGTTGCGTATGAGCTGAAAAAATATATCAGCCTCCTGGTAAAGGCGAATCCAAACGTATTAAGCTTGTTGTGGTTGGAAGATTGTCACTATTTGAAAAGGACTGCAGAAGGCCAGTATTTGATTGATAACAGGAGTATTTTTGCTACAAAACAGGCGTATCATTCATTTACGGGGTATGCGTATGGCCAGCTCAAAAGGATGACCAATTTCAGTTTTGAGGGCTATATGGGGGAGAAGAGAAGGGCCCTGGTTGAGAAGTATGGCTATGATGTGAAAAATGCAGCTCACCTGATCCGGCTGCTCCGGATGGGGATTGAGTTTCTGAATGAGGGGGAGTTGTATGTATTGAGAAAAGATGCCCCACTATTGCTAGGAATTAAGACAGGGGGGCGGTCTCTCGATGAGGGAAAGAGGGAGGCAGAAAGACTCGTTAAGAGGACCGAGGATGCTTACGATAGGTCTAAGCTGCCTAATCGGCCTGACATGAAAAAAGTAAACGATTTATGTGTGAATCTTTTGTCTGAAGGATTGGGGGTAAAACATGGGCAATGTATTTGATAATGTGACTGAGGAAGAGCTAACCTGAGCTCTGATCTAAGGACATAAGGACAGTTGAAGATCTTAATAATAAACATCGACAGTAAAATCCCGAATTATGCTTTAAAGAAAATTGAGGCATATCACCGGGATCGGAAAGATGAAGTTATCTGGGACTTTCCGCTTGCGAAATACAGCGTGGACAGGATCTACGTTTCTTGTATTTTCGCCAAGAATAAAGCTTTGTGTAATGAATATGAGATTATGGATAACGCCTTTATTGGTGGAAGTGGCTATGATTTGGATACCAACCTCCCGGATGATATTGAATCTGTGAAACCCAGGATAAACCTTGGGTTTACGACTCGTGGCTGTATAAGAAAATGCGGATTTTGCGTTGTCCCCCGAAAAGAGGGTAATATAAGAGTTGTTGGTGACTTATTGGATTTATGGGATGGTCTGGCAAAAAAGATTGTGTTGTTGGATAACAACATACTTGCTATGCCAGAGCATTTTCGTTTGATATGTAAGCAGGCTCGGGATAATAAGATAGCTTTGGATTTTAACCAGGGCCTGGATCACCGCCTGATTGACGATGGTGTTGCAAAGGAGCTGAAATCGGTATCGCACGAGTTTTATCGACTAGCCTTTGATCACCCATCTTATTTTAAGAATGTAGAGAAAGCTATCGATATTCTTCATGCCCATGGACTGATATATAATATCTGGTATGTTTTGGTTGGTTATGATGCCACCATTGAAGAAGATTTATTCAGATTGAACTATTTGAGAAATAGGAGGGAGAGAGTATTTCTTCAGAGATATAGGCATGATCCTATTTACGTTCCTATGGCACAGTGGGCTAATAACCGGAGCTGGTTTTCGAAAATGACATTTGATTATTTTATCAGGAATCATTCGAAAGGCGTGAGATATAAGGAACTCTATCGAGATATTTTGAAAATTGCGTGATGAATCCATATATCGACATAAAAGAAGAGAACGATATTAAGTATCTGGATGATTTGGCGACAGATATCACTCATTACGTGTCGCAGCTCATTTTGAATGTTTATAACGGTGTTGCCGAGAATGTCGGTGTTCCGGATCCGGATAAACTTGCGGTTCAACCTCCCAGAAAACTTAAAAAGGCTACCAGCCCGGATATACGGATATATTGCGACATGGATGGTGTACTGACCGATTGCGAAGGGCATTTTTATGCCCATACGAGAGTGCGGATGCGTGAGTACGAGCTGGAGTTTGGCGAAGATGCGATGTGGGAGAGGGTAAACAAGATAGGTCATTTTTGGCTTGATATGCCGTGGACGCCAGAGGGTAAAAAACTATGGGGCCATATCAAAGATTATAATCCGATTTTATTGACCGCTCCAGCGAAGGGGGTAGATGACTGCCGGCAGGATAAGATTGAGTGGGCAAGGAGAGAGCTTGGACCAGATGTTAAAGTGATTTTCTCGCATAATAAATACAGGTATGCTGACGGGAAATCGATCTTGATTGATGATTTTAACTCTAATATTAAGAACTGGCAAATGGCCGATGGGATAGGTATTAGACATAATTCTGCTGCCGAAACCATATCGATGCTTGAGGAAAAACTGAACGATATGGTAACGGTTTCGAACCATTCGGGAACGGTTCCGAATGATTCGGGAATGATTCTAAAGGGTTTCCTCTCGGGTCTGAAAGATGTGGCGAAAAAGATTATCAGGTTTGTTGGGCGTAGGCGGAAAATGGAACCGTTCAAGATTAAGGACATGGTATTATATAAACGTGGAAAACCGCTTACACAGGCTCAGTGGGATCGGTTTGAAAAGCGTGTAATAGATTATTTGAAGCCGTATTTACTTGATATCAATGAAGAGATGGCCGTGAAGGGGGTGCTCCTGGCGATGGTATCGGCAGAGGCCGAGGAGCAGCAAAAGCAGGTAAAGGAATATGGCAAAAAGAGCCTTGAACAGGTAGAAAATGAGCAGTTCAGGGGGTATATTCCGGATGACATCAGGACAGCCAGGGAAAGGCTGAAGATAGGCCGAGATACAGAAAAATCGATGGTTATGGCGTATGATAGGGCTGCAGCGTATGTGCAAAAGGTTAGCGATGATGTGAGGACGGCGATAAAGCAGCAGGTTATAAATGCTCACAGGCTCGGGAAAACACCGCAGCAGCTCGCATCGGATCTGTATTGGATGAAGGATGAAGTTCCGGAGATGAAACAGTATACGGCTCAACACCTCCTCAGGGATTGGCACAGGGTAGCGGTAACGGAACTGCAGCATATTCACAACATGGGGAAATTCGGGAAAACAGAGCACCAGGCCCGGGAGAGCCTGGAGAAACCCGAGCTTGCTGTTTATTTCGTTTTTTCCAGGGGAACCTGCGAATGGTGTCGAGCTCACCATGGTACGATAGTGCGACAGATACCCATGGATGCAGTGGGGAGCGAGGTCGATGATAGCTTATCGAGCCGGGGCATAAGGGATCCGTATACCGATATCGCGGTTTGGCAGGGAAAGAATAATGTAGGATACAGGAAGGCAAGCTGGCGGGTGTGTGTACCAGCTCACCCCTGGAATACCGCGAACTTGGTGAGAATACATCCTGATGCCCAGGAGTACGATAAAAGGACGCATCAGATTAAATTTAAGGATGAACAGGGTCTTGAGAAGTATTTACCTGAGGGATTCAGGGGGGATCTGGAAGCTGCAAGGAAAAGAAACCTGGAGCGAAAAGAGAGGGCTGTAGCGGACACCAGAGAGGGGGTTCACAAGAAGTGGAGTAAATATTTTGACGAGAAGGGCGAGCTCAAAGGTACTGACGAAAAGGGTCGTCCTCTGGCGGAGCGCGAGGGTAGGGTATATGTTGGTGTTCCCCAGGAAGAGGTGGGGAAAGAGCTCGAGGCCTGGAGGGCTGACAGCTCGAGGCCGATTCCGATAGGGACCGGGCAGAAAAACTATACTAGACTGTTTGGGGGGTAAAAATGTTTTATTTAGGGATAGCTTTATTGATGTTGTTTTCAACTGCCACCCTCTATAACCTAAAGATGGCGTTAAGCGAGGATGAGGTAGAGGATAGGGTTTTGCGTTTTCTGGGGGTAATTGTTACGGGGCTTGTGTCGTTTTATGTAGCCCATACATTAGGGTTTTTGGGGTGATAAGATAGGGGGGGTATTCGGATGAAAATAGCAATAATCGGGACAACGGCATACCAGAACAGGATGACCGAACATGCCCAGAACTTGCTGAAAGAGGGGCACGAGGTCAAGATGCCTGCGTTTGATAGTATAGAGGGAGATGAGTATGCCATCTGCAAATACAACAGGAGCGCGATAGAATGGAGCGATAGGGTCCATGTTCTCTGGGATGCGCGGAGTGTGGGTACTATATTTGACCTGGGGATGTGTTTTGCGATGAGGAAGCCGATAGACGTAATATTTATGCAGCCGAAAAGGTTTCCTAATTTTGTGGAGCAATATGAAGAGCGGGGGAGTGATGGATAACGGGGAACTGTTAGGTGAGGCAATTATAAATTAAGGGGGTCGTAAAGTGAAAACAATTTCAGGGAACACCAAGATGGTGGAGTAAGGCAGTGATGAGTAAGATTGAATGGTGTGACATGACCTGGAACCCGGTTTGGGGTTGTAAAAACAATTGCCCGTATTGCTATGCCAGGAAGATAGCGAAGCGGTTTGGCACAACGCCAGAGATGAGAAATTTTGAGCTGACGTGGATGGAGAAAAACTATACCAAGAGGTTTCCTGCGAAGCCGAAGCGCATTTTTGTCAATTCGATGTCGGATATTTATTTCTGGGAACATGGCTGGGTCGAGCGGGTTTTTGAGAGAATAGTTGATTACCCGCAACACGTATTTATGTTTCTTACGAAGTTTCCGGAGTCTTATGGAATATGGAGTCAGCTTATATTTCCCGAGAACTGCTGGCTCGGGATAACGTGTACAACGTTTGAGAGGCTTGTCGAGGTGGTGCTGGATATGAATCATATCGCCAGGGGGAACACTTTTTTTATTTCAGCGGAACCATTACAGAATGACATCGGAAATGAGATAGGTCGTGTTGGTATCAGAGAAAACTTTGATTGGCTTATTGTTGGTGCCGAAACAGGCAACAGGAAAGGGAAAACAATCCCGCAGCGGGAGTGGATCGAGGAACTGGTGGACATTGATATTCCCCTATTTATGAAGGATAATCTTCGCCCGTATTGGGATGGGAAATTTCGCCAGGAGTGGCCGGGATAAGTAAGTCGATAGGGGGTGATATGAGTAAATGGATAAGTGTTAAAGATAGGTTGCCGGAATTTGAAGAGGATGTATTGATACATTATATACTTCAGGGTGGCGATCGAGTATTACATTGTTATGATGTAGGTTATTTGCAAGCAATAACTGAACGGAAATCCACTGATGGGAGTACCTATATAACGGAGTGGTGGAGTCAGTCCCGCTCGGCACACGAGCCTACCCACTGGATGCCATTGCCCGATCCACCGAAGGAGGGGATATGACGAATAAACAAGCACAAAAAAGGGCGTTAAAAAATTATGAGGGATTGATTCGCTGTTTGGAGACGTTTCCAAAACGAGCAAAAATACATTCCGAGTCAGATATGTTAATGGAGTTATGGAGTGTTTTTATTTATCCCTGCTCATATTGTAAAAAATACAAACACTACTGTGTAGAGTGTGTGTTGAAGGTTGATGGTGGTTGTTGTGGTGGTTTGTTTGAATCCATGACAAGTGCTGAAACTTATGGACAGGCATTAAAATATGCCAAAGCAATCCATAAGTTCATTCAGGAGAAAGGGATATGAGACGGACAATATAGTATTTATTGGGTAAGGGGATATGGGAACATCACCACAGAACGACCGAATGGAGATACAAGAGAAGTATAAGATAGCTGGCTTATGGGTTCCCGTTTTAGTTGTTGATGCAACAATACTGGGGGATGACCGAGGGAGATTGCAAACGATAAATGGAGAATTAACCATATTGTTGGCTGATAACATGGGAGGCCAGATGCGCGAAACAACGCTGATACACGAGATTTTTGAGGCTATTAACTTCTTGTTTGAAATAGATCTTGAGCATAATAAAATAAGTACGCTCGAGGCAGCGTGGTATCAGGTTTTGAAAGATAATTTTCTCTTAAAGAGTAGATAAAGGGTGGAGTAGGGATTATGGGATAGAGAAGAGAGGGTAAACCGCCAGCGGAATTGAATATGGAATTGAAAGCGAGAATTGCGGAATTAGAAAGTGGAGCGGGGTAGAGTAGTGGTTACTCGGGGGTCTCATACGCCCTCCAGGCTGGTTCAATTCCAGCCCCCGCCAATGAAAGAAACAATAGGGGGATGGTTCGGAACGATACCTGAACGATTCGGAATCGTTAGGGAACGATAAGGAATGATAAGGGTTTTATGGCTCATCTGTGAGACGATAACCATTAAACGTCTCATATATGACAATGCTAACCATCAGAGAACAATGGGTAGAAAATCGAGCATATATATTATGTCCTGAATGTACGAAAGCGGTTGAGGAATTTATAAAACATGGGCGGAGTTGAAACCTATGAATGGGGGTAGATAGGATGAAAGCATTATCCGTTAAACAGCCCTGGGCCACTATGATTGCCGAGGGGGAAAAGACGATTGAGACGCGGACCTGGGATACCGATTATCGAGGTGACCTGATTATCTGTTCATCAAAGCAGCCTAAAGTTACCGGTCATCTCGCGGGGTTTGCACTTTGTGTTGTCGAGCTTTATGACGTAAGGCCCCTGAAGCCGGCAGATGAGGACCGAGCCCGATGCAGGTATTTCCCTGGTGGTTATGCTTGGTGTTTAAGAAATCTCCGCGATATTATCCCGAAGGTTCCGGTCCGGGGGCAGCTCGGGATATTTGAACTGGAGTTTAAAGATTCAATAAGGATGGTGAGGAAATGAAGATAGTAATAAGAATTAGCGAGGAACAGGCTCGGGCCATGCTGAAGGTGGTGGGGATGCAGGATAATAATGACTGTAACCTGGAGAAGCTTAAAAAGCATGGTTTTGTTGAGAAGTCTGCACTCGACAAAGCGAGGGAGGAAAAAGAGAAAATAGCGCAACATGATGACTCTGTTATTGGTGTTAGCTGGGCCATAAAAATAGCCAACATGTATGAGCGGGCCATTAAAGAGATCCAGGAAATGGGGGATGAGAGAAATGAACTATCTTGCGATAGGTAATGACGAATTGAAAAACCGCCCCGAAGTGCATGATGGCGACATGATTACATGTCCCCGGTGTGGTCGTACCCATGCACTCTACGCAGCAAAAGATGATAAAGGCGAAAAAGATGAGACAATTCTTGCCTATAAGTGCGGAGGGGTTGTGTGTTTAGCTGCAGTAAATTGTAAGCTATTACCTAAAATAGAGAGGGCGATACAATGACTTTTATTGCTGGTTTTATCTGCGGTGCTATTGCCGTGGCGGTTGTTGTTCTTTATTGCATCGTCCGCCTGGTAATCGGGAGCTGGTAAATGTTCCGTAAATATCGCAAAATAGGAAGGCTATTGATCGCCCTGGTTGTTGTGGTGATTTACGGGGTGATGGTCTTGGTTTATATGAAGGTGTTTGATGAAAGAACTTGAGCAACAATACGGTATTGAGAAGGCCGAGGAGATCCAGGAATCCGTTAAGGACTTCATGAGTCGAATTAAGATATTTTATCGAGGCGAGGCCAAGATCAAGAGGATCGGGTTCGAGATTGAGGTTGAGGGGGTCCAGGTCGTTGTTTTCTCGGATGATATCACGAAGCCGTATTAAATGGAGCGATTTTTTAAGGAAAGTTCCTTAAAAAATACTTTGTTGTGACTGGCAACTATTGACAAGTGGTGAAGAATGTAATATAATGTCTTGAACTGAGGCTCATAAATTGATGGAAAATGAAGCTTCCAGCCCCAATCATATCAGTAGGGAATTGTATGAGCAATATATATTCCTGATGGGGTGGAACGTACTAAGATATAAGACAAAGCATAATCTGTCAGTTCATGATTTAAAAGATAATTTTCGATGTACCGCGAGAAGTCGCGGTGAGGGTAGAGGCTATAAACACAGGGAAAGCTTTTACTACAAAAAAAAGTTAATAATCACAATCCAGCTTGAATATTGTGATAGTAGGTGGGAGTGGAAAATACTTGCAAGTAGCATTGTTTAGCCCGGGAGAGCTTTTTGAAAAGCGATTTAGCGGAATTTAAGTCTTTTATTGGTCGGGACTTCTCAGAAATAAAATATCATCTGCACACTCAGGGATATGAGTTCGCCTGGGGTAGCACATATTCAATCAATGATGTGCGTAAGGCAATTATGGATCGCCAGCCCGTTTTTGTTCAGTTGTCTGGACACACGGGCCTGGTTGTTGGTGAGAATCCCGATAGCCTTGTAGTCCATGATGGGAGAAAGATCCTTGAAATTCCCGATTCCAGGCTTATGAAGTCGTGGACTGGAAATGCTATTATTGTTCAGGAATCCGTAAATGAAACAGAGAACAACGGTAACCCCCTGGTCCTGTTTACCCCGGAGCGGGATAACTGGCCGGCAGAATGGGAATTGCAGAAACTGGCAACAAACAGGATTTTGAGAACGCTGCAGCTCGATGAGCCCTTTCTCCCGCCACATCCGATTATTGTATCATACATAAAACCAACCCAAAACGAGATATCAAAAGGGATTAAGGCTATGCTCCTGGGGGCCGAAGTCAACATTTACGATCCCTCAGATCCCCTGACCGAGTTCTTGCATGAGCTGGGGCATCTGTATTGGTATACCAGGCTCACGAAAGAAGAAAAACAGGAATGGATTGATTATCACAATACCCTATCGAAAAAGAACGCTTCTGCAATATTTGCGGGAAAGGCGGGGATGCAGACCGTTGAAGAGGCTTTTGCGACTATCTATATGTGGTATCTGAAGAGCAAGGTTATCCATGAGGGTTATGGTCGCATTTTGCGATTTCAAGAGCCGAAGGGTCTTGGGCTCCTTGAGAACGTTGTCGAGAGAGTCCGGTACGAGAACCAGGCCGTGGATAAGTACAGGGAAAACGAGCAGCTTCTTGCCGAGTGGGTAGAAGCAGAACCGCGCGTGATGAGGCTCGCGGGGGGTTCCAGGATTATCAAGGCTAGGTTTGGCAGTAAGCCGGCGGAAAAGATACCATTCCCCAGGGTAATAAAACACACAATTAACGAGAGAGAGGATGGCAGAGTATTTATAACCGTAAATGAGGGCTTGCTGAAGGGTAAGGAACTGGTTGTCAAGGACGGCTTTATCGAGCTGGGTTATGAACCGCTGCTGAAGGCCGGTCCGGGGAAGAAAGATACAACGAAGCTTGTCAGGAAGGTTATTACCAACAAGAAGGGGCATCGGCAGACAGTTTGGGTCCGTCCTGGGGAGAAAGAGAAAAAGAGAAAGCCTAGTAGTGGTGGGGGGTTGAAGGAAAAACTACTGGCGAGTACCATCAATGAGGATTACAAAAAGGAGTGGGAGGAGAATAATCGTTTAACTCTACTCGGCCAAAAGGTTACGAACGCGAACGATCTCGCGTACTTGGCTAGGATATACAGGAACCCTCAGTATGAAACGTTCCGGATATTTATGCTTAACGACAAGGATGAGGTTGTTGCACAAACAGGTATATCGCTGAGGTTGCCTGGGGCTGCGACACCTTTTGTAGAGCCCGAATGTCCGCCAAGGTCGTGGATGTATTACAAATCGATGATGAAAAACTCGGGAGCAACAAAGTATTACCTGCTGCATAACCACCCAAGCGGACGAACAACACCGTCTATGGCGGACGAGGTTGCAACGCGAGCATTTATCAACCAGATTCCCGGATTTAAGGCCCATATCGTTATCAATCATGACGAGTATACGAAAATCCAAGCTTTTCCGGACAGCAGTCAGCTTGATATTGAAAAGTCACATTACAGTCCCCAGGGAGACGACAAATATCATCAAAAAGGCGAAGTTCATCCCCTGGTGGGGGTCAAAATTCTTGATCCCGATCAGTTGGTAGACTTGGCAAAACATGCAGAATTTAACAGTAAACGTTATATTTCGCTAATTTCTACTGATGTATACGGAAAGGTAAGCGGGATCATGCAGGTGCCGAAAAACTATTTTCGTGGTTTTGCCGATAAGGGTTATGATTCCATTCGCGATTTTGCCAGGACAGTCGGGAGTATGAGAATATTTATGATTGGTGGTGGTGAATATGGTAAGTGGGAGAAAAATTATGATTGGTCTACAGTATATAGAAATGCGATAAAAAGGGGTTATCTTACGGATGCCGTTACCGGTGACGGGAAAAGCTTGTCAGAGCGAGTAGCATATATTCGCGACATCAGGCCGGACCCTGGTTATCTTATGGGGGTAAAATTCAGCGAGGCGAAGCCCACGGTCCACGAGGCTGTAAGGAAAGCCAGGGACTTTATTTTAAAAGCCAAGGATATTTCGAAGCTCGTTAAAAAGGTTATTATAAATAAAAAAGGAAAGCAGCAGACGGTCTATGTAAAGCCGAGTTCAGGAGAATATAAAAAGAAGCCGTGGGAATTAACGAAAGAGGAATTTATAAAGAATACGCCAGAGGGATTCAATTATAGTAATTTAATTAAACATGAAGCTGATCGTCATACAAAACCACCATTGATCACTGTTGGTGATAAATTTTTTAAACTTACACCAATTGAAAGAGAACATGTAATAATCCATGAAAGAGGTCATGAGCTTTCAGACAAAATGCTTAAAGATGGAAGTGCATTTAAGCTTGCTGACTCTGGGGCATTTGGGCCAAAATATAAAGATGGCACAATAAATGGTATAAATGGGCAATTCACCCCCGGAGAGAATGTTGCTGAGGCTTATGCGATGTTAATCAGCAATTATAGATGGTTAAAAGAAAAATATCCAATAGTATATAAAAAAATAGGGGAAAAGGCAATGAGTTATGGCCTGGATATTCCCTTTGCCGTTCAAAAGGAACTTGGGATTATTAAAGTAGATAAAAATCAAAGCAAAAAAAAGAAGAAAGTGAAAATACTTCCCCAAAAAGTTCGCGAGAATATTGTTGAAAAAGCAGAATTTAAGAAGTGGTTCGGGAACAGCAAGGTTGTTGACGATAAAGGGAAGCCACTGGTCGTATATCACGGGACAACAGCAGAGGGCTTTACCGAGTTCGCAGCCGGTAGCGATGTTTCAGGGGAGAGCGATGAATATTATCGTACTGGTAGTGGTGGCGATCCTACAACTTTTCTCGGAAGCCATTTTGCAGACAGCTCCCTGGTCGCGGGGAAGTTTGCACGGGGCCTGTACGGAGAGCGGGAGTTTTCTGATAAGGGTGGCAGGATTATGCCGGTTTATCTGAAGATGGAGAACCCGCTGAGGGTTGACGAATCAGAGATGTTTGATATGATGTATCGAGAGTCATATAATGCGCCCATTATCGAGAGTATCCTAGAGGGGGAAGCGTATGACGAAGATGTTGAGCCAGAGGAGATTTACGAGCGGTATGATACAGATGAGAAATACAGGAAAGATATAAATAAGCGAGCTCTCGAGGAGGAGAATCGGGCAGAGGAGCCCATATTTGAGCTCGCACAGGAAATGGCAGATACACTCAGGTCGAAACTGATAGATGATGGCCATGACGGTATTATCTATGATAATGAAGTTGAGGGTGGGGTGTCGTATGTCGTATTCGAGTCAACACAGGTGAAATCAGCGACAGGGAATCGGGGGACGTTTGATCCGAAGAATCCGGATATAACAAAGGCGTTTCGGGAGATCCTGAAGGCCCCGAAAGACGTTGCGAAGCTAGTTAAGAAAGTTATTATCAATAAGAGAGGGAAAAAACAGACCGTTTACGTGAAGCCAGTCGGAGCTAAATCGGAGCCCAAAACGAGGCCTGTTAAGACGGAGTTCAAAAAGAAGTCCAAGAAGGGGAAAGCAATACACTCTCCTGCGTTCAAGGCCTGGTTCGGGGATTGGGAAAAGGGAGAAGGGAGCCGGGTGGTTAAGAAGGACGGAAGCCCGCAGGAAACCCATCACCTGGAGAGTTATCCGGACGAAAAGGGAGAGCCGATTAAGGTGTATCACGGGACGGAGAAGGGTGGTTTTACTGAATTTGATGAAAATGCGATAGATCCCGATGCCCTCTATGGAGCCGGATTTTATTTTACTGAGGATGAAAAAATTGCAGAAGAGTATGCTGGGGGTGGCTTGTATGATGGCGAGTATACGGTTGTAAAAAGCGATGGCATGAATCATGTGCTATCGTTTGAAGATGAGGACGATCTCGACGATTATACTTCGCAGATGCCAGATGACGAGTATAATGCTGCAAAGCAGTACGAGAAAGACGGAAAGTATTTTCTGGAATATAGTGCTGGTCCCGAGAGCGAGGTTTACGAGGTTTATCTTAATATCAGAAAGCCATTTGATATTGATAATGGTATCATACCGTTTGAGAAATTGAGAGATTTTGTTGAAAAGACAGGTTTGCTGAAGCAGGAAAAGAAAAAGAGTGCCATGGGGCAGTTGGATGATCCCGATAAACAGGTTGACTATAAATACGAGCATGCGAGTTGGTTGCTCGGTGGTGATGTAGACATAGTAAATGCATTGCTGAAGTCTATTGGTCATGATGGTCTTACCCATATGGGTGGCAGGAGAGTGGGTACTCGCGATCATCGCGTCTGGATAGCCTTTAAGCCAAACCAGATAAAAGCCACAACCGCAGAAGAGTTTGATCCCGGCAGCAATAACATCTATAAGGCAGTGGAGCAGCTCAGGAGCCTTCTGGAAATTGACCTCTCTGGGCTGGGGGAGCGATATAGTCATGACTTTAAGAGGTTAGGGACTGAGTTCGGGGACGTGCTCAGGAAGGGGATAAGCTATGCTGATTTGAGGAAGCGCGTTAAAGCCACTGAAACCAGCCCAACCGAGGCCCAAAAGCGGGCCGGAAACTATAAAAAGGCGAAGATCCCCTGGAATGGTCTGACTATTTCAATCGAAAACCCGAAGGGTTCCTATCGCTCGGGTGTTGATAGGAGCGGGCAGGAGTGGAAATCAAAACTGCATCATGATTATGGCTATATAAACCGGACCGAGGGAGGGGACGGAGATCATGTTGATGTATTCATCGGCAAGGATGTTGATAGCGATAAAGTTTTCGTCATTAACCAGGTGGATCCGGAGACTGGCCGATTCGATGAGCACAAGGTCATGATCGGGTTTATGAGTGAGGACGATGCGAGATCTGGATATTTGGCAAACTATGAGGATGGCTGGAATGGAATCCGTGATATTGTTACCCTCTCTTTGGACCAGTTTAAGAAGTGGTTGAATTTTGGAAATACAAAGGAGTCGTTGATAAGAGAGGCCATTGCAAAGCTTAATACTGTTATTAAGGCAGCAAAAGATAAATCGCATCTTACGCCGACCAAAGTTACCAGGAAAGATGGGGTAATTACTACGGTTTACAAGAATCTCAACAAAAAGGTAGAGATAGCAAATTTTGTACGTGATGCAATAAAAAATCCACACGGGTATCCTCATACTTTTGAATATGGAGAGGTTGACAAAAAGGAGAATGAGAGGTATAAGAAAATCGGCTTTGACCTGGAGGGGTATATACACGTATTAGATAGGTCGGGTATCAGGCATATACATAAAAGGCATGGTGTTGGAAATGAAACGGACCAGAAACTTTCTCCGGTTAAAACCAAACATATCAGGATGATTCCCGATATAGTGAAAAATCCGGACCGCGTTGAATATGCTGGTACTGATGATACTATGGGGCATGATGTTTTACGATATATTCGTAGAATAAACGGGGACGTAGTTTATGTTGAAGAAATAAGGATTGGGAAGAAAAGGGTGTTGGCAACGAAGAGTATGAGAATAGAAAAGAGGAGACGCTCTGATGTCAAATGACGACCTCCAGCTCTACGGCCCCAACCCGCTTTCCCCTCTTTCCCGTAAAGATAATTTACTATTACTTAGCGTGAATGTCAATACCTAAATGGGAAAAAATAAGCCTTTTGGCATAAATCTTGTTAAGGGAGCTATCGATGGAGTTTATGAAGAAAAGAGAACTCAAAGACATCAGGCGGGATATTAAGGTAATGTACCTGCTACTGATCGTGAGCAACATAGTGGTTGGTGTTTTTGGTTATTACCTATATCAGGCAATGAGTGCGTATGGCTATTACCTGGCTGTTGCTTTTAAGCAGATCGGCAAGCTAAAGCAAGCATTGGGCATACTGTTTATGCTTATGAAATAGCGTAATATCGACACGTATATTTTATGTGTAGATAATCGCTTTAAAAGCGATTGTTTCGAAATGGGTATTTATATAGGGGATAAAATCATGAAATTAGCGGAACTACTCAATAAAGCTCGAAAAAATACGTTACGCAAAGGGAAACCTCCCGGGAAGCTTGATACGTCTAAACTGGTCAGGAAACAGATCATTGACAAAACAGGGCGTAGAACGACCAAGTGGGTCCGTGTCGTAAAAGAGGAAAAGAAGTCTATCTGGGATATTATTTCCGGTTTTTTTAAGAATCGGGATCCAATACGTGTAGTGCATGAAGAATATGACAAGCACAGAATAAAAGATAGGTTTGGGATAAACATGAAGTCCTGGACAGAACATTTTGTCGAATATTTCAAGAATAAGGCGAAGTGGGATAAGCTGTTCGGTAAAACCAAAACTACTACCGGTGGTGGTGGCGGAAAAACCGGTGGTGGCGGTGGCAAAACTGGCGGTGGTGGGGAGAAGGCAACCCCAACGCTTAATCGCAATGTTATGAAGTTTCTCTATGAAACTTATGGAAATTTAAGGGAGGCAAAAGATGGAAAAGATCAACCTGGTGCTGGACGAGAGGTACTTTCCGAGGCTGGCGAGGATGAACGCGGAAAGGCTCAGGCAAAAGTTAGTGTCGCTGTGCCAGATGCACAACCTTCCGATCACGGAAGCCAATCTACGGTCAGTGGCAGCGGATCTGGAATCGGATCTGGCAACAAGTCTTGGAAGCAAGGATTGAAAGAAATTAAGGATATTCGGGCCCAATGCCTGGAGATTCTTAAAAAGTCTGATGAGGAAATAACTTACGATGATTTACAGATTTTGCGACAATATGAGGGCATTGGCGGAGTTGAGAGCGAGGGTCGTGGGATATTAGATCAGTATTACACTCCCCACAAAGTTATTAGCAAGATGTGGGATTTGGTAGCCAAGTATCCCCAACGCAGGCAATCTGGGAAGTGGAACTCTCGCGTCCTGGAGCCTGCAGCAGGAACAGGGCGGTTCGCGGATGGTATAAGCGGGGATGTAAATTTTGACATGATAGAGCCGGATCCGATTGCAGCTCGGATCAACAAGTTGTTGCATCCGGATGCAAACGTTATTGAGGGTGAATTTCAATCACTGTTTTTTAAAGAGGGCCGTCTCCATCAGAAAAAATATACGGGCAAAAAGTATGATGTCGTTATCGGTAATCCGCCGTATAGGCCCTATGAGGGTAAATGGAAAGGTATGGGTGAGGGTAAAGGCCATACCCAGATGCACGAATATTTCATTGATCGGGGCCTGGATACCCTGATAGCAGGTGGTATCCTGGCCATGATAGTGCCATCAGGTTTCCTCAGAAGTGCGAACAGTAAAGTAAAAGAGGAGATCGCCAAGAAGGGTCGGTTGCTTGAGGCGTATAGGCTCCCGAACGGTACATTTAACACAACGGCGGTGGGGACCGATATCCTGATTATCCGAAAAGAAGAAGGCGGGAGCACCGAGCACTTTTTTGATGACAATTACTTTAATGACAATCCCACACATATCCTGGGAGAGGAGTCTACGAGGACGGGCAAGTTTGGTCCCGAAAGGTTTGTATCTCTGAGGACCGGCCAAACGTTTGATAGCACTATTGACATGATTAACGTAAATGCTGTTGAGCGTGTTGGCATGGGTGAGAAAACGCTATCTGAAGAGGCAAAGGAAAAAATATCTCTGGCATTGATGGGGAATAAAAACGCCGAAAAGGAGATACATGAAGAGCACAAGGACAACTTCAAAGAAGCCCACAAGGGTGAGAGCGTGGAACTCTTGGAGTCGCTCCTGGGAGCCGAGAAGGCGAACGAGGCCAAGGACCAGGCCAGGGTAGAAGCCCTCCAAGAGATGGTTGATCAAAGGAAAAAGACAAAATATAATGATGTTGGCACCTGGAATCTGAAGAAGTTTCACAGGGAATTGAGCGAAAGTATAAAAACTGGTGGTGTTCACGAAAGCGACCTGGAGCAGGCCAAAAAGAACCTGACCGAGATGGAAGTGGAACTGCAAAAAAGGCAGGAGTGGACGAAAGAGGATGAGAAAAAGGCGAAGCAGCGCGAGAAGATTAAAAAGCAGGAAGCAACGGCACCGGAAGCCACAGAGAAGAAGAAAAAGGAGTTCTATACTCTAGATGAGTTTATAAAACAATATGGCGGAAAGTTTGACGAGCTTGACCTGAAGATATGGCGACATACCAAAAATGATGGCTCGATAGATATATCGCAGACCCCCTGGAACAAGGACAGTAAGGGCCGTATCTGCTATTTGGGTGGAAAGTATTATCACAATACGAACTATGCCAGCGGGAATGTAATTGAAAAGCTTAAAAAACTTGAAGAGGAAAAAGACGAGATCATAAAGAAGTTTGGCAAGGAGCAATATACGAGACAGAAGGAACTTCTGGAGAGCGTCAAACCCGAATATAAAACCACGAAAGAAATTGTGATGTCCCCATTGTCCAGTTTTGTGAGGGATTTTAGATTCGAATGGGATAAAGACGAAAACGATAGTCAAAAGTCCCTGATTCAGTTATTCTGGGATTGGTGTGGTGTCGAAAGTAATTGGAGGGGAACCAACTTTAACGGTGGTGCCACTCCTCACGATCTTACTGGCGGGATAGATTGGGATGATATTGTTGAATATGTCAACAGGGTACCCAGGAAAAAGTCGCAGCATGAAACGAAGGAATTTGTTGGACAAATTAAAGCCAAAAGGCGTGAAAATGCGGAGAGGCTGTTTAATCGCTTTATCCAGGAGGGGCTCTCGGGTAAGTATAAAGAGGATTTTGAGAATAGATTCAACGAGCGTTTCAACAGCAATGTAAATGCCGATTTTGCGAATATCCCGGTATTTGTGGATGGGTTATCAAAAACCTTTAAGGGAGACAAGCTACAGGTAAAGGACGTTCAGCTCGAGGGTGCAGCGTATTTGACCAATAAGGGGGCCGGACTATTGGCGTATGAGGTTGGGGTTGGAAAGACTTTAACGGGTATTCTGGCCACTGTGCAGCAGTTACAGTTGGGGCGTGCTAAAAAACCGGTTATTGTCGTTCCAAAGGCAACTTATAAGGGATGGTTAAGCGAAATCCGGGACCTGTTCCCAAACCTGAAGATTAACGAGCTAGACAATTTACGTGGGTACAATAAAGATAATATGCCGGATATTAAAGATGGAACGCTATCGATATGTACCTACCAGGCTCTTGACAACCTGACATTTAAAGATGATACGCTTTTTGAGTTGTCAGAGGATCTTGAGGATACTATGGCCAATCCGTTTGGTGTTGACATAAAGGCCGGTAGTGCAGAAGAGAAGCGCAGAGAAAAGGAACGGGAGCGTATAAAGACAAAATTAGGCGAGGGAGCGAGCGTTGTAAGTGACGTTATTCATGTTGAGGATCTGGGATTTGACCATATTACGGTTGATGAAGCTCATAACTTTAAGAACGTGTTCTCGAAAGCTGAGGCCGAAAAGAATCAGGATGGCTCGAAGGCTGCAAACGAATATTCTACAGTAACGGGATCGTCCAGTGTGCGCGGGTCTAAGATGTTTATGTTATCGCAGTATATACAGCGCAAGAATGAGGGGCGAAATGTGTTTATGTTGACAGCAACACCGTTTACGAACTCCCCCTTGGAGATTTATAACATGCTATCATTCATGGCGCGGGATAAGCTGAAAGAGATGGGAATTTACAACATCAATCAGTTTCTCAGTGCTTATGCCAAGGTCCAGGACGAATGGGCAGTGTCTCATACGGGACAAATTACGAAAAAGGGCGTAATCAAGGAGTTCCATAATGTTGGTGCTCTTCAAAAGCTGATAAAGCAGTATATCGATTTTAAGGGAATCGATGACATTAACGAAAGAGCTGGTTACGAAGCCATAAAGAGACCGAAGAAATTTCAGCATCTTGTCGAGCTCCCGAATAATCCCGAGTTGGAAAGCATACTAGAGGGTGAACAGAGAAGAATGACGGATATCGAAGAAATACGAAAGGGCGGGGTGCTGAAGGGGATTAACACGTCTAGGACGGCAACGCTCTCTCCGGCCCTAGTGGCAAGCAAGCTCGATGATTTTCATAGTGCTGATGTTCGGACAAAAAAATGGGATTTGGTTGAGGACAGCCCAAAGCTGAAATTTAGTTTTGGCCTCACCGCCGAAATGTACAAAAAGAGGCCGGATTTGGGGCATGTAATATACATTCCCCAGGGGGTGGAGAAATTCAAGGAGATGACCGAGCACCTGGTTAAGCAGGGCGTTCCCAAGGATGCAATTGCAACTATTCATGGCGGTATGAGTGGCGATAAGGGAGCTGAGCGAATTGAGGCGATTAAGAAAGAATTTAACGATCCTGACGGGAAAATTAAGGTTTTAATCGGCAGCTCCACTATTCTGGAGGGTATCAATCTGAACGGCAATACGGCATTTTTGCATAATACAATGTTGGGGTGGAACGCCAGCGAAACGGTGCAGCTCGAGGGCCGGTCATGGAGACAGGGAAATAGACAGGAGAATGTTCACATAATTACTCCCGTTATTCATGATTCGATTGATTCTGTGATGTATCAAAAACATGATGAAAAAAAATCGCGGTTTGCGGAAATCCATAACTTCAAGGGCGATAAAATGGATGCTGGTGAGATTGACTACAAGGACGTAAAGTTTGATCTTATTAAGGATCCGGAGAAAAAAGCTCAATTTAGGATCGAGCTCGAAACCGAGAGGTTGAACGATCAAAAGCTGGAGAAGAGAATTTTGAAAGACGGGATTGGCAATATTGCCAAGCAGCGTGATGAAAGTATAAATGAGATACCGAGACTGGAAGAGGATATAAAAGAGCATGATCAGAAGATGGAGGAGCTCAAAGGGGCTATTGATAAGGCGCGAGCTGAAATTAAGGAGATGCCAAACGAAACTGATGAGCAGCTTAGTGCGATTGAGCGAAAAAAGAGGTTTGAGGTTGACTATGTAAAGGATGACTACGATCACGAGAAGCGATATCGGGATAATAAAAAGAAAAAGATTGAAACCCTGAAGGTGCAGATTGAGGTTTTTAATAAAAAAATGAACGAGTTGGGTGGCGAGGATATCAATGCCACCATTGCGAATCTTGACCAGGAGATAGACGAGATCAATAATACGATTAAGGGATTCCAGGAGAAAAAGAGCCAATATGTCGAGGAGGCAAAAAGGGATATAGAGCGCAAGAAAAAAGTGGTCCCTGGCGTAAATGAACAAATAACCAAATATGCTGAAATGCTATTGGAAAACGTGGAGTACAGCAAGGAGTATCAGGAATTACTCGAGGAGTCTAAGAAAAAGTATAAGGTTGGCAAAAAGGTTGTAAAGGCACATGTTCTGCCAAAAGCCAGAAAAGAGCCCCGGACGTATATTTTTGGGGGTGTAACATATAGAATGATAGGAGAGTAATAGCGATGAAGGCTGAAACTGAGAATCTGAAGGCTTTATTGAAAGCCGGCGGGCATAAGTATATCAAGAGATTACCGCACCCGAGCCCGAAGCCTGGAAGGAAGTACATCTATTTCTACAACCAGGAGCAGATTAAGAAGTATAAGGAAACAGGCGAGATCCCGGGAGACGAAAAGGGTGAAAAAAAGAGCAGCGTACTTGGTACGATAATGAAATTTTTTGGGTTCAAGCGCGAGACTGAAGCGGATGCAAAGGTAAGGGCGGTAAATGCAGAGTTGAGTGATGCTGGCCTTCATGTTGGATATACTACAACGCTGGAGCACATGGCCGAGTATTTTTCCAATAAGGCCAAGTGGGATGCCAGGTTCTCGAAAAAAAGCGGTGGTGCTAAGTCCGGAGCAGGATCGGGTGAGAAAAAGACTGGTGGCGGAGCCAAACCCGAGAAGAAATGGAATACTAACGTTATGAGGTTCCTGTACCAAAAATACGGCAGTGGCGGAGGGGCTAGCGATGACCAGGCCAAGAAAGAAAAGGAGTTGCGCGAGCTTGGTATAGCAGAAGATGTAATTGAGCAACGAAAAGAAGAGGATGGCGATCTGGATACCCTTTACGATGAGTCAATGGGGGTGGGAGAGGAAAATGCTGATAAAATGAGGGAAGATCTGAAAAAGGATATCAATGGCCTGCTCGACAAATATGAATCTGCAGAGGGCAAGGAAAAGGAAAAACTTGCCGGCCAGGTAAAGGAGAAGTTTGGGCAGCTCTCGAAGGAAGACAAGGAGAAACTGCTCGATGAGCGGAAAAGGAGTGGTGAAAAGGGTAAACCAGAAGAGAAGAAGGGAGATGTTGACGATTCCAATGATTTTGGTGTGGATAGACTGAAAGAAAATGAGAAAAAGTTATTGCTTGAGATAACTGGCGATAAGGATGTGAAAAAGGTTCTTGAAAAATGGAAGGCAATTGACGATGGCATTTTCAATGATAAAGAGTTAGTCGTTTTAAATGGGATAGTTTATCACAAGCTAGACTCAAATAAAAGGCCATTAGCAGGTGCAGTTAATTATAAAAAGTTTAAGGAAGAATATCCTCATTTTGTTTCGAATGATATGCTGCATAAAGATTCTTTAATTCACGGTGGGGTATTTGTACTGACCCCAAAAGGTGAAGATGTGCTAAAAGGCAGAGTCCGGAGATTATTGACTAAGTTTGGCAAGGGGAAAGAGAAGGGCATACCTCAAGACGAGAAGCTTTCCAAGCGTGAAGAGCAACTCTCCAGGATGGTTGAGAAGCATGAAAAAGGAGTTGATAAGGAGACCCAGAAAAAGACCGAGGAGATCGCCGAAGGGGCGGGAGTTGATACGGGTAAGGTACCTGATGAGCCAGGCACAGAATACGGTCATCCGTCCATCGAGGGTACCCTGGTCCACGGCGATGCCGATACTGTTTTAAAGAAACGGTCCAACCCGAAGAAAGCCCTTGAGCCTGGAGTTGCAGATTTATCAGACCATTTTGGCATACACATGATGAACGAAGCTCTCGAAAAAGATGGAATCTATACCAACACCAAATTTATGATTATTGATGATCCTAAAAACGTTAAAGACATATACGAGAAGAACAGGGAAAAATTTATTGATAGCCGGGTCAAGGATATTAAAAAATCCGTAAGTAAGGGAGATGGTGAACCCTTGTCTGATGAAGAGGCCCGAGAATTGGCGATAAAGAATCTTGAAGATGAAATGAATAATGCCAAAAAACTGCCCTGGCAAAGTGCTGTGCCGAAGGAGAAGGATATCCCCAAGAAGGAGGCGCAGATTATTGGCGGATACAAGACTGCTCAGGCAAAAATGTGGTGCTCTCTCCTCTCTGATGGGGAAAATCATGCTTTTGTCCAGAATGACTACATTGCAATGTTCAGGAAGCGGTATCCTGGTGCAAGATTTAAAGTAACAAGCAGCAAGGGGGCCGGGAAAAGTCCTGTTGTTGTCGAGAAAGATGGCAAAATGGTAGGTGTTGTTATGCCTATACTGATGGGATCGAATGCTGGCGAGGCTCGGGATCACCTGCTGGAGCAGCAAAAGAAGCGGGGCCTGAAAAAAGCACTTGGCGAACCAATTGAAATATTTGGGATAAGGGTATAGAAATGCAACCGATACTATTTGAGATCGCAGATTGTGATGACCATATCGGTAAATTAAAAGAACTTCTTAAAGCTGGCGGTAAGAAGGACATCAGCAAGCTCCGGAAGGAAGTCATTACCAATAAGCGCGGGAAGAGGCAGACCGTATATAAGAAAATCCATGAAGATGAGAAAAAAAACGTTTTTGACATCATCATGGAATTTTTCGGATTTAAAAAGAAAAACGAGGTGCTGCAGCAGCTTGATAGCGATTACAAGAAACATGATATCGCAACAAAATTCAATCTGTCACACGATCAGTGGACCAGTCACTATCTGGAGTATTTTAAGCACAAAAAGAGATGGGATGCTGCATTTGCCAAAAAAAAGACTACCGAAGGTGGTGGAGAACGCAAAAAGGGTGGTGAAAAGAAAACAGGGGGTGGCGATGAGAAAAAGAAAGGCATTACCTGGAACAGGGACGTGATGAAGTTTTTGCACGAACTCTACGGGAAAGGGAAGCCGGAGACAGAAAAAGAGGTGGGGAAATACAAGGACCTGGTTGGTAAGAAATTTAAAATATCTACTACCATGGTCAGCGGTTCGAGCATGAAGCCCGAGAAGATAGATAGCGAGATAGTTGTTGAAAAGATAGATGACTCAGGGATACATTACCGGGATGCCAAGGATGTTGGAAAACCCGCCCACGAGGGTGGTAGTGGATTTATGACTTTTAATGGTTTTAACAGGATGGTTGCTGCAGGCGAGATGATGGAGATAAAGCCTGATGTCACCGAAAAAGTTAAGGAGTTGCTAACCACAAAAAAAGAGCGGAAAAGAAAACCACTCAGCAGCGGGGAAGGGGAGAAAGAAGAGAGCAAGCCCCGGGGCCCTACCGAGGAAAAGAAGAAATATCTTGATGTTGGCGAAAAGATAGGCGGAGCCAGGAAAGATATCGCAGCACTGATGAACATGTATAAAACCGAAAAAGATAAGGCTGTATCCATGACAGATCTGGAAGCCATTGAAGAGTCTGGCGAAGCCGGCTTGCTGATAAATAGAGAACGCCAGTTCGGAGGCAAGAAAGCCATTGTTGATATGATGCGCTCTGTGGGAGCTGATTCTGGGGCTACATATATTGTTTGGAGACTGGCATCGAGCATCGAAAAAATGCCTGCCGATAACCCAGAGTCCCGGAAAAAATATGTATTGGGAATTGAGCGATTGCTAAAAACAGTTGTGAACTGGACTGATGTAAGTGCAGCAAGAGAGGGGTTGAGTATTATACAATCCGAACTTAACGGATATTATTATACAGATAGTGAGCTTGCAACATCGAAGGCAATAGACGAAAGGACATCAAAAATCAAGTCTGAGATAAATAAGATATGGAATCAAATATATATTCCCAAATATAAAGGTACAGGCGGGGACTGGAGAAGAAAAGCATCAGATATTTTCTGGAAGGACCCGGATGTTGTTAAGCTAGAAAAGCAAAAAGATGAGCTAAGGAAGGAATTTTTAAAAATAAGAAAAGTGGCGCAAGAGAGATCGGATAATGACCCCATGTCTCCGGCAAACCTGTATAAGGCACTCGGGAAAAGCTTTACCGAACTTATTGCCCCTCCATGGAGATCGAAGAGGAGAGATACGCTTATAAATAATGCCTACAAAAATGATGACTGGAAGTGGGCGGGAGGGGCGAAGGAAACCGGCGAAGAGGAAAAGGAGCGCAAAAAGAAGAGTCGAGAAAGGTTGAAGTGGAGACGTGAGGTTCCCGAGGAAGTTGAACGCGTGTCTCAGGCTGGGACCAAGGATTACGAATCAAAAACGCTTATGAATGATTTCGGGCTCAGGGCTGTTGAATACGGCAACTGGATGGATATAGAATCGAGCAAGATCCATACACAGCGAGCTGGCGAAGCCCTGGCGGACCTGGCCTACCTTTTTGGTGTGGATAAGAAGCTGATATCCCTGAACGGCAGGCTCGCAATAGCGTTTGGAGCTCGAGGGAAAGGTAAAGCCTCAGCTCATTATGAACCCGGGAGAAAGGTTATCAACATCACAAAAGAGAGGGGTGGCGGGTCCCTGGCGCACGAATGGGGGCATGCCCTAGACAATATCCTGTCCATAGTGGCTTATAAAGAAGCCGGCCAGGAGGGGGGCAATATTTCTTTTATGTCCGATTCGGACTATAAGAATAAGTATTCTCATACACTGGGAACGGTTCAAACTGCGTTAGACAAGGTTAATGATGCCATACATAAGGGCAGTTTTGTGATGCGGAAAACCATCAATCTGAAGGGAAGCGAAAGATATCAACATAGTACTTTCTGGAAGTACGAGGAAAGAACCGCAATAGGGCTTTATGGGGAGCCAAATGAGAAGGGCAGGTTACAAGAAATATGGAAAGAGGTTAAAACCACCAACGATAAATATAAAGGTGATAACGAAGCCCACAAAAAGCCGGAGTTTTATGATGATCTATTTGCTCATAAAGACCTACAGCATCCAGTAGACAGAGCAAGGATGCGTGAGTTCATTGAGGGTGATATTTTATACCGTAGCGATTTTGCAATGAAACACGTTTGGGAACTTGTGCCAGGTGAAGGCATTATTGACTGGAAAACCGTTGATGTCGGTAAACTCGGGGAATACTTGCAGAAAAAGGCTGATGAATATGTTGATACAAGGAAAAGTCAATATGATGACGATTATTTTAAAAGAAAATATTTAGAAAAGGACTGGGATCGTCTTGACAAAAGGGTGGCTTATGAATTCAGGAAAGAGAGTGATGCTGACTATATAATGTCAAAACTTTATCATGATGGAGACAAAAAAGAGCCGATCACCATTAACATGAAAAGCGTTCGTCCTGTTGGGGGCAAGTCCAACTACTTTTCCACTGCAAGCAAAATGGGGGGGTATTGGAAAAGGCCTCATGAGTTATTTGCCCGCGCATTTGAAAGCTACGTTTACGATAAGCTCAGGGAAAAGAACATGAAGAACAGCTATCTTGTTTCTGGTGTGTCGAAAGAGGCTGCTGCGAATTGGGGGAAAAAGGCCAAGGAGCTCGAGGGCGAGGGTGGGGTGACAAGCATATACCCCCTGGGAGACGAGAGAGAGCGTATTAACGCTGCTATGGATGAACTGGTGGAGGCAATCAAGGAACACGAAGTTTTGGCAAAAGCAATTCAGATCCTGGATGCTCAGCTCCTAAAAGCTCCTATCGAAATTTTTGGGATTAAGGTGTAAGTTATGGATGGAATATCAATGCTTAAATCAAAACTTGAGGAAACTGCTCACAAATCCCCGCCGAAGGAATATCGAGAAGAGGGGGCAGCAGATCGGGGGGATTATGCAGACCCAAAACGATATAAATACCCTCTCCATACGGAAAAGAATGTTCGGGCTGCAATCAGCTATTTTGCTCAACCCGATAATCACGGGATGTATTCTCCAGAAGAGCGAAAAAGTATAGCCAGGAAAATTTTTAACGCAGCCCGGAAGTACAATATTGAAGTAAGTGATGACTGGAAGGAAAAGTTTAACCTATCCAAGGCGATGGGCCAGGATGGGGAACGAGAGCAAACAGGTGGTACAGGTTTTTGTGTATGCCCGAAGTGTGGACATAGAGCAAAGCATGACAGGGGAAAGCCCTGCAATACATTAACCTGCCCCGAGTGTGGTGTTGCACTGACGGGGGAGGGGACCGCTGGAAGTAAACTCAAAAAGAGTAAGGTAATTAAGACGCGTGTAATTCTTACCCGAGATGGTAAAATGCTTATGAAAAGCCGGACCGGAAAAAAGGAAAATCCTGCAATAACAGTAATAACAAAAATGGTAAATGAATATGAGATAAACGGTGGAGACCCGGCTGTAGCAATTGAAAGTATTCGGAACGTCGTGAATAGCCATAAGGATCGGCTCCCGAACCTATCAAAAGTCCTGGAGGATGAATTTGGAAGTAGAACGCTGAAGGCGAAAGATACGTCCAGGTTAATTAAAAAGCAGATTATCAACAAGCAGGGCAAGAAGCAAACAGTATACGTGAGGCCCGGGGAAGATCCCCAAAAACAGGTCCAAGGGCAGCAACAACCCGGGGTGCAGCAGGCCAGAAAAGATTCTGATACCGCGAAAGAGGAGAAGAAAAAGTCAAAACGGGACATGTTTAAAAACGCTATTAAAAATTTGATTGAGACGATGACGCAGGTATTTTCGGGCCAAGGTGGGACAGAGCAGGCAACGGGCACGGCACAGCAAGCTGGCGAGGATGCGTCAAGGGTTGGCATTGCACAGAGGAAGGAAAAAACTGCGAAAAAACGAGAGAAGCAAGCAGAAAAGAAAACAGAGAAAAAGTCTGGAAAAGATTATTATACAGGAACCCTGTTTGAATTATGAAAAACGGAATTGAAATAGTAAACGGTAAAATCGTTCTCGATAAAGTCGAGAAAAAGATAATGTGTCGGCAGTGTCGAAAGATTATTGCACTTAAAAATAGAAACACCCTTTTATATAAGGGGATGGTGGCCCATGTTCAGGATTCGGCACTTGTCCGATGTGACAGATGTAAAACATATAATGTGATTCGCTTAAATGACAAAAAAGAGGAAAAAAAGTAGAAAATCTGCATTTTTTTTATTTTTGGCACGGGATATCCATTCTCGGGGATTGACAAAAGAGGAACTTTGTGGTAAGATGTCCTCAAAATAGGGGTAATTGTTAAAAACGCCCCATCTCGCTGCTTATAGTAAGTGGCATAAGAAATTAAAAAGCCACCATAGATATCATGCGTTAGCGTGTGCTCTATCTCTCGGTGGCTTTTTTTATGAAATCAATTTAGCGGAATATTTACCTCAATGAGAATCGTAATCGGTAATTTTCAACTTCAAAAGGCTGATAGGCCTGAGGATGATAAATATGTATACGTCCGGATGATTGCCAATCGGCTTGATATTGATAAAGAAAACCAGCAGATTTTACCCCAGGCATTTAGTAAGGCAACCATTGAGAATTTTCTGAAAAACGGGATTATCGACTGGCATCATCAGAGTGTCCTAGGGAAAACCAGCGAGGAAAGAGCTAAGGCTATCCTGGGGGAACCTTACGATTTCAAGTGGGAAGATGGTTTGCCGGTTGTATATGCCAGGTTAACCAAGGGCCATCCTATAGTACGAGACTCTATTCTTCCCCATCTTGATGCTGAGCAGCGGGTATTCAGCGCGAGTGTTGGTGGGTCTATCAAAAAGATCAAAAAGTTTTTTGATAAGGCGATCAATACGGCGAAAGAGGAAATTTTGGCTATCGATTGGAACCATTTGGCGATAGCTGCCACACCGTATGTTATTTCTGCTGGGTCCGCGGTGAGTATGGTTAAGGCCCAAAACGATCTGTGCGTTGAGTTTAGCGATGTGTCTGCATTTGAGAGCGAAATAGATATTATCACGAAAGAGGGGGAATTGCGTAAGGCCCTCCAGATGGGAGCTGGAACAGATGTATCGAGTTTAGCCGGGGCTGACGCTCTCAGGATGCAAAGCCTGGAGGGGGATCGGCAATATAACCGATTACGAGATGATGTTATGTTTGCCATTATGGATGGAACAATTACGCCATCTCGGGACAGCGTAATGATGTTTTTAAAGGCCAAAGGTGTTCCCGAGAGAGAATCAAGGGATTTCCTGTCTCAATTTTTAAAAAGCATACGAAACGCCATTCAAACCATTTAAGGAGGAAATATATAATGAAAGGCGATGAAATTAAAGTTCTCTCGGATTTACTTAATCTCGAAAAGCTGTCAAAGGCTGAAGAGGTTAATGATGACGAAGAAAGAGATGATGAGGACGAGTATAACGAGGAATACATGAAGAAATACATGAAGAAGTTCATGAAGAGCAACCGGGACTATGTTGCCAAGTGTTCTGAGGATCTCGGATTCGTCAAAAAGGCTATCGATACCGAAGTGGAAAATATCGAAGGTATTGAAGAGGCCGATGCAACACTGGTCGATGGGACAAGTTTTATCAATGCCCTGTCTGACGGTATGGGTGTACTCGCTAAGGCTGTGGCCGGGATTATCGAAGAGATGGCAGAACTGAGAAGTGAGCTTGAGTATCAAACCGAACTGTCAAAGGCTTCTGGCGGTGTTCTTGTGAAAGCTGCTGAGGCACTGGATGAGCTCTCATCTGCACCTCTCGAAAGGCGTGGTCACGATTTTGCACCGCAAGACAGGAGTGCTGATGGCGGTGGTAACGGGTCTGCACTTCGAAAAGCAAAAAACCTTAGCGTAGATGAAATCAAGAGAATGGCCTTAAGGGCTGCCCAGGAAGGTGACAACAGAGCTGCTTCGCTGGTTACAGATCTGGACTGCTGCAATGGCAATCTCGGGATGTTGAGAAAGGCCTCAATAAATCTGATTGAAGAATTAGCAAGCTAAGAGATAAAGGGGGAATATTAGGATGGAAATTACAAATCAAAAAGAGTATTGGGAAGGTTTCGGGCAATCGAGCGCAGAAGATGTCCAGAACCTTTTAAAGGCTCTTCAGGCCCAGGAAGGGATTACGGACGTTGCGAACCTGATTGGCGTAGGAGCCCTCCAGCCTCAAAGCCTGGAAGGAACTCTCGCTCTTCTCACATTTCAGGAAAAGCACCTTGCCCTGTGGCGAGATATCCCGAAGGGGATGGCTGAAAGCACACTCGAAGAATACTCCGTGCAGCTCGGGTATGGCCAGGATTCGAGTGGCTGGGTCCAGCAAATGGAATCGGCTCTTGAGTCTGATGCTGAGCTTGCTCGCGAATATGCGATCATGAAGTATCAGCGACAGATGTGGAAATTTTCGGATGTTGCCGGAATCGTTAAGACCATTAGCCCTGTTGAACGTGTTCAAAAACAGGCTGCTGCTCTCAGGTGTTTGCGAAACATGAACAGAACGCTGTATTCTGGCGACTCCAATATGATTTCTGAATCGATTGACGGTTTTGAAAAGACCATTCTGAACAATGGCTCTTCTGATCACGTAATCGATTTGCGTGGTGCTTCGCCTGCTCAAAAGAATTTTCGAGAAGCTGCAGAGCTGATAACGGCGAATTTTGGTAATGTCGAAGGTGCTGGACTGTATATGTCTCCTGGGGCCCTGACGACTATTAGCCAGATCATCGAGACTAATCAGCGGTATGCACAGAACCAATTGGGGGCCGATGGAAACCTGAGCCTGGGGCACAGAATCAATGTGATTCATACCGATTTTGGCTCCATCACGCCTAAGGTCGATATCTTTCTTGCGGGTGAATATGACGGAAGAACCGTTCCCAAGATAGCAAGCCCTTCGAACCCGAAGGTCCTTGTTGAGGGTGCTACTTCTGAGCGAGCTCCCGGGATGCCGTCAATAGCGGTTACTGCCCAGGGTGCAACGGTATCGGGTTCCTTGTGGAGTGACACCGGTACTCGTCCGTCTGCCAAGACATACAACTTTCGAGTGGCTGCTGGAAACAGGTTTGGTTTAAGCAAGGCTTGTGCTTCTGCAAATGCGGGTGAGAACGTGGTTGCAAATGGTTCTCTTACCATCACCATTACCCCGTCTGGGGCAAGCAACTATCCTGCAACCTACTACGAAATTTATTCCGAGCAGGTCGCTGGATCGGGCGTTTTCCGCTTTCTTGCACGAGTTAAGGATAGTGGTGCCGGAACTACCAGCTATGTGGATCTGAATAAATACATTCCTGGGACTTCGCGGATGTTCTTGCTTGACCTTACCTCTCTCGGGGATCTGAGAACCTTCATGCTGAAGAGGCTGGCCCCGATGCACTCGAAAGAGTATGCAAGAATTGGTGAGTTTCGCTGGGGAAGCGTGAACCTCTATGCTACTCCTCAGTATTACGCACCGTTGCGTTTCGTACTTTTTATCAACGTTCCGGTTGGCGTACAGAGCAAGTCCTCAAGAATTGACCTGTAAGAGGTAGAAAATGGATTTCCAGAACGGATTACCGAGATCGCAAAATAGAATTATTCTTTCTCCCCAGGACATAGCTTCCGCGAGACTGAATAACCAATTTGCGGTATATGGCACGGATCCATCGTTTACGGGTGACAATAAAATTGTGTTTTTGGAATATGTGGCGCACGGTGGGAGCCTTGTCATTAAAGACAAGGACTCCAACGCCGTGTCCGGCACAATAACGGGAACGCTTGATCTGTCGTGTGCTCCCATGAGGCTGGATGGGGGTGTTGTATTGACAGGTTCAGTATTGATCGCAAAAGGGTTCTTTATTGAAAAGTAATATAAGGGGGAAAGGGATAGATGAATAATCCTAATTTGAATAAAATCATCGAACTGGCTTCTCAACTTGAGAGCGGGAATGTTCTCAGGGAAAAGATTGTCAAGGGCGTGTACGATTTTTCAGTGCAGGGAGGCGCACAGGGGACATATAGCCTGGGCGTAGAATTGCCTATACATGCTGTTGTAACACGCAGTTATGTTGACGTTCTTGCAACCGTACTTCCCGATTCTGCTGTTCTTGGGGTCGGCTCTGCTTCTGATGCTGATATAGTTGCTGCTTCTGCTGCTGGCAGTGTTTTTGAGATTGGGCAATCTGAAGGAGTTCAAACCGGAACTGCTGCAAGCATGCTCAAGATGACGGCCAAAAAAACCGTATACGTGAAAATTGCTACGGATGACGTGACGGCTGGAAAGTTTAACGTGTTCATTGAATATCTTAATTCCGAGTAGCAGACAATGGCTAGTTGGGATGCGTTAATTCTTATTCATGATGTGGCAGCCAGCAAGATCGCTACAAAGTTTATCTACCAAGCAATTTTCGTAGTGGCTGCCTTTATATTCGGCTTTTTGGCCGGTAAATGGTATAAGAGATAAAGGGGGGTCTCCCCAATCGAACAGTCTCCGGACGGTGGCGTGCCTTACAACAGTAAGGAGTAGAGCGGGGAGACAAAACAAAATAAGATATGTCACTGAAAGCAACAATTTCCGGCGAGTTCACAATTGTCAATGAAAGCTCAAATGAAAAGCTTTTAAACCTTTCATTATCGAGCATATTTGGCAATGTATCAAGCATAAAAGAACACGTATTTGTAGAGAGGCAAATCAGTAGTGGTGACGGAGCGGTTTCTGTCCATACCGGGGGTATTGGCACTATTAAGGGGTTTCTCCTTGTTGTTGAGAGTGGAACCGTAACAGTCAAGCACGACTCAAACAGTACCGGTATCGATATTACCAGCAGTGCCCTGGTCTTGTTTGGGAAGCTTGCCAGCATAACTATTGAAACCTTATCTGCAACAGACATTAGCGTGAAGTATGTACTTTTCGGATAATGACAGAACGGGCGTGCTGGTTTTTCAGCACGCCCGTAAATCTATGAAAGAGATGTTTCAATGGATGAAAGAAAGGGCTTTGCATTTGACAATCCCGATCTGGAAAATGATAAATATTATACCGATTGGGGGTTAGTAGTAACACCTGATGAATTACGATACATTGTGGCGTGGGGGACGAAGCTTGTAGCAACTGATGCAAGCCAAACATTTACTGATAATAACTTACAATACTATATTGATAATGCAATTGATATTGTCGAAGCTGATTTACAAATTGATCTTTACCCCCGCGTAGTTCGGTATGAAGATCCAATCGATCCGGAAACGGGAGCGAGAACTCCCAGGAGCGGTATTTCAGATGACGTTAACCAGATACGGGAGCTCGGGTATCCTTTTAGGGAAAGGTTGGCCGACCATTATTTGTATGTTAAACTAAAAAGAAGGCCTCTCCAAGAAGTCATATCTGCCAAGCTTGTAGATCCAGTACGAAATACGTTGATTGACATTTATCCCTGGAGGAGGGAGCTTTCTGGGTTAGAAGCTACTGTTCGATTTTTCCCGCAGGTCGGTTCCGGTCTTGTCGGGATACCCTTCATGAGCCAGAACCTGTTACGGTTGTACTATCCTTTTAAAGATTTCCCAAACGCAATTATGATTGATTATAAAACCGGTTACGAGCGGGCCGATAAAGTTCCGCGTGATCTGGTGGAAGTTGTCAGAAAGCTGGCAGGTATTATGCTGCTTAATGATTTTGGTGATGGTCGGTCCGCAGCTCTGGCAAGTGCAAGCGCATCATTAAACAGTATATCTGAAAGCTTTAACACCACCATGAGTGCGACCAATGCAATGTACGGGGCCAGGATATTGCAGTGGCAGAAGGAGTTGAAGCAGTGGTGGCAACGAAATCATAATCGTTATCGGCGGTCTATATTTGGTGTGTTATGATAAAACGTGAAATCGGAGAATTAGGTGGTGATAAATTAACGTATTGCCAGGCCGAATCAATCGACGAGGCCCAGAGGGAAGGGTTTCCCCAGGGGCTGTATTTTTGCTGGGAGTATAAAGGAGAGCGCATATTTAGTCCCGGTAAGATTATTTCCATGGTTCAAGACAGTGTACGCAATGGTGTGTTTGAACCACAAAAACTGATTAACAAGAATGATATTCAGAAAGTCTACAACGAACTGGTGAGCAACCAGAAAAAAAATATCGTTGAGCAATTAACAAAAATTCTGAAGAGATACGAAAACGAAAATGCCCCTAAAGAGGTTATAGAAGCCATTAAGAACACGATAGAAAGCTACAAAAACCAGGTCTTTCCCGATCGGGATGGAATTGTGAGGCCAAACAGGAAACAGGCTGAAAGCCTGGCGGGCAGTGAAGAGCAGCTCAAAAGCATTTTTGATTCAAGTATAATAGAAAGGGAGTTTGGCCGATAATGCAGGATCGCCATGTAGGAAGAGAAACCCCGGTTTTCGTTATTGAGGGACATCCGGATAAGTTTATAGGGCTGATTCAGCGACATGGTGTTTTATCCAGGATTATGCGAGCTCGCAGGTGTCCTTGTGCTACTTCCACGGGATCGCCGGATATTTACTGCGATTTATGTATGGGTGACGGGATGATATACGATTTTCAACGAAAGATGTTGCAGGCTGATGAGGACAGCGATATTGGCGTTGATTCATCTGTTGTATATCCATTTCGAATACCTGTTATTGAGCCGGTTCGGGTGGAGCGTTTACTGGCTCCCGAGCAGGGTGGCATTAAAGAATATACCATTGACGAGTATACCGCTAGTGAGATCAGGATATCAGGCAACCCTCTCCCGCGCAAGTATGAAAAGATGAGGGTTACATATTATTTTGACAGATTTGAATATGTGCAAGACGAACTGGTTACTGTCGATGCTGCAACTAGAATATTAACAACGAAAGGGACTGCATTTGATGGTGGTCATAGGTCAAGTAATTTTTTTAATGTTCATGGTGACATAGCGGTTGTTGAAAAGGTGTATGATACTGAAAAATCGCATACTTATACAAATTATACGTTCAGAAAAAATAAGATATATGTTGATCCTGGCGAGCCGGCACCTACTCCCGATAAAGTGCAGGTGTCATATTATTATGTGCCACCTGCACGCGTTCTCACTTCAGATATTGAGGTCAGGCAATTAAAGCAGGAAAAGTGGACATCGGAACTGCCAGAGGGGGAGTGTAGAATGGCCATGGAGCCCTGGTTTGAACTCGGAGAGGGAGATATTATAACGTTATTAACCCCAACCCTGTATAAGAATGAAATTATTAAGCATAGTGGTGTTATTGACAAACTAATAGAGTTTGATGTTGCACGAATTGATGAAATAATTTTTGATGAGGACGGAAAGCGGTATGAAGTTAATATCGATTTTGTTCTCAAAGGCTTCAGGGATATATCCTGGATAGGAAACCAGCCCGTTCCCGGGAAAAGGATATCAGTCAGGTACGGATATCATCCGACATACGTTGTTTTCCAGGATCACCCGATGCCCAATACTCTAGAGAACAAGCAGTATCCCCAGGTTGTGCGTGCAAAGATTTGGGCGAAAACCCTGAGTAAAGATATCGAGACAATGAAACCCCTGGATAGCGATTTTGGATATGCCAGTTAGAGAATTTAACATACTACGTGGGCCGAGTGCCAGAGCTGTTATGGGAATATTCCAAGCAGCAGGAAAGGATCTTCCATCTCAGGCGATGGGACTCGCAAACCTGATTGCATCCAAGGCGAGCGAGTTCTGGCAGAATAAAGCTGAAGGTGCCTCTCCCTGGGGTATAAAGTATGCGCGAGCAATAACATGGGAGCCGATGACTAGGCTTAGCGAGAGCGCAAGTGTTTTTGTTGATGATGAAATGGTAGATTCTCGCAGCGGGAAACCCTCAATTCTATTCGTACACATGACAGAAAGCGGGGTAAAACCTTTCTCAATTAAAGAGGGGCTTCTGAGCAGTAAGCGGGTTAAAACTAGCAGCAAGGGTGTTAAGTATATAGTTGTACCGTTTCGATGGCGAACGCCGAAAAAGGGGCAGGTCCCGTCTGATGCGTTCTCGGGCGTGCAGCCAGGGGATGTTTACAAAATCGTGAAGAGCGGGATTCCCCTGAAGGGTGAAGAATATGGTCACATGGCGGGCCTCCAAAAGATTGAGAAGCCCAGGCATAGCCAGTATTTTACTTTTCGAGCTGTAAGTGAAAAATCAACAGGGTGGCAACATCCAGGCAAGGAGGCTACTCCGGTTTTTGAGGATGTACTTGATAAAGTTGAAAAAATGATTGAAGGAACTATCGAAAATTATTTGCAGGCCTATATCAAAAAATTGGAGTCAACATCCAAGTGAATGTGATAGCGAAATATACTGATTATCTGATATTTTCGCCAGATTTTTTTATCGACTATATCAGTACCGAGATACATGACAGAGATATCAGTGGTCTCACCAATGGCAGGGTAAGCGCGATCAATGTAACCGGGGAGCACCCTATGGTACAGCTCGTGGGTTCAATCATGAGCACTGGAGATCCGAATTTTGCGGGACTGCTACCATCAATCAGTGTTACCGAGAGCGATGAAAATGAGGAAAACACGACAATAGGGCATGGTTTGAGAGAATATGAATCGGTTGATCAAACCTGGGTTGACAATATTAAGAATAATTATCCGAAGCTACGGGATAGGACCAGGGAAGGGATAATAACCGATAAGCAAATCCAAGCAATCGAAACAGCTCTCACGAACAGCACAGAGGGAAAACTCATTACCGAAGTACGTCAGTTTTACGAGAGGCAATCTGTTTTTATATCGCTTTGGACTCACAATATTCACGAACGTCAAATTATCGGAGGCCTTCTGCGTTCAATATTATATGATTTGCGGTTGGAAATGATTGAGAAGAAATTACGGGATATTAGCATCAAAACCTCAAAGGGGCTGGTGAATTTTAATTTTGGTCGAGTACTGTATGGTCAGGAGTCCGAAATCAGTTATATGAGCTCATTCAGGAATTTTACAGTGTATGACGAAGAAGAGATCGATCACGATCTTGCAGTTAAGGGCGAATTTACGACCATCAACAGTCTTGATGAAACTTATAAATTCAGCTAAAGGGATGGTTATGGAAATGAGACAATCAAAAAGTGAGAAAATTCCGGTAGGAGCATTTTTAGCCAACTCAAAGCTGGTGAGGAAACATAGTAACTATCTCATTGCCGGCTTTCAGGCATATATCAAAAAAGAAGGTATCCCATATCATCAGACATTTGGGGAGTGGGAAAAGTTGTATAAGAAATTTATTACATCGTAAAGGAGAAGAATGATGGGAATAGATCAGGAATTTGAAGGCATCAAAACTAATATACCAGGCGTGTATTCAAAAAGCGAGTACCCGCCTTCGCTGGGCGCAATAGGTGCAGCAAGTAATGTTGTTGCCATTATTGGCGAAGCAAAGGGCGGAGTTCCACATAATGCGTCTGTTGACGATGCCCAAAAAATTAACGTAATTACATCTCTCGGGCAGGCTGTGGATCTTTTGGTTGGCGGTCCCGGTTTCTATATGACCGAATTTTATCTTACACCAACAAAAGAGGAGAATCTCGCAAAGCCGAGCCAGTGTTATTTTGTGCGTGTTAATCCCGCAACTCAGGCCATAGCAACACTGGTTGACGCATCAAGTGACGAGATTATTAAATTATCGTCTACCCGATACGGGGTTCTCGCAAACCAGATATCGAGAAAGATAGAAGCTGGCACCAACAAGGGGAAAAAGGTCACGGTTAAGTTTAAGGGCTCAACACTGGTTGCAAAAGATGATATTGCTCAGGAATATATGGAATTGCTATACAGTGGAGGCGGAAGTCCCGCAACGGTGTCAATCAATAGTGTTGGCTTAACAACGAGTTGTACTGGGGCAACTACCGATGATTTGTCGTTGGCCTTTGCCGATTACCCAAAATTGGGCGATCTCGTTAATTATATTCATCAGCAAGCAAATTATACCTGCACCTTGACGGGAAAGGAAGACGCAGCAACAGCGAATTTTGACGCAGTTGCCGATGTTGACATGACAACCACTGCTGCGTTAGATGCAAACGTGCAGGCCCTCATCGACTTTTTTAATGATGAAAGTGGTGGGGAAATTAAAGCCGAGCTCGTAACTGGAGCTGATCGGGATCCAATTACCAATGACTCAAATTTCGTATTTCTCACTGGGGGTTCGGAAGGCACGACATCCAACAATCACTGGGCAGCAACCCTGGAATTGCTGGAGAAGTTTAAGATAAATCATATTCTCGTTGCGAGCGGTGATTCTGCCATACATGCGATGGTTGACACACACATTATCGAACAGTCAAGTATCGAGAACAGGAATAATCGCTCCGCCGGGGCTGGAGCTGGTTCGTCTACCAGCACCAAGGCTGCGAGAATCGCCGAGATGAAGGCTCTCAATTCTCCAAGACTTGAATATTGGTGTACCCCGTTTTACCGATACGATATCGTGAACGGGAACGTAAAAAAGGAGTTTGAACCTTTTTATCTATCTGCGTTGGGAGCTGGTATCAGGTTTGGGAACCATCAGACAACAACTGCTACGTTCAGGGCGTTAAATATTCTCGGCATAAAAGAGGAATACACGAGGCAAGACAAAAAAGATTATATTGCTGCTGGTGGTTCTATACTTGAAAGAAATGAACGCGGGATTTGCGTTGTTCATAACGTGAGCACATACCAGGGCTCAAACCTGATATTGAACCTCCCGCCTGCGCTCAGGACGGCAGATTATATTACTCTCGATATCCAAGCAAAGCTGACGGCAATGTTGAATAGTCTGACCAAGGCCCCAAACAGCCTGGTTATAAAGTCGATTCAAAACTATATCATAACAAATCTGCTGCCTGGATACGTGAACGATGGACTGTTGATGTCGGATCCGAACACCGGGGCTCCGGCGTTCTCCGATGTCGAGTTTTCGCTTTCGGGTGATAGGTTCGATGTGAGCTTTACGGGTATTGTTGCTGTACCGCTCCATTTCATATTCATAAAACAAAAATTTATTGTTGTTGGATTTAACTCATAAGGGGGAATATTATGTTTGAAGGAACTGCAAGCAATCCCGAAGGTCCTGTCGGTGCTGGTCTTGACAGTATATTGATACAGGATGGGAAAATAGTTGTCTACGCATCTGGAGTCAACTATAGCGTTGACTGGGAAATAGAAGGGATTCGAACGCTTGGATTTCATGGAGATAGAAGCTTTAAATCGTTGGGGATGACCGGAAATCTGACGATAGACACTTATCTCTTGCGTGGCAAAAATGTTGATGGCGCCCTACAGACACCGGGGTATCAGAGTGATGGGTCATGTAATATAAATTCGGCTGGGGAGTTTGATTTTGCTATTCTCGATCTTCACAGTCTCGAGGTTCTGGTCACTCTTCTCGGGGTTAAGCTTGGAAGCGAGGATGTTCAGTTTCCGGCCAGGGGCCTGAACACAAAGTCAACATCGTGGCGATTTTCACGTTATGCGCCAGGTTTAAATTCGAGCTAAAAAACGTCTTTAACGTTGGAGGGGGAAATGAGCGAGAAATATGAAGTGCGAAACATGCTGTTCCTGGATGATGACAGGAAAAAGAACATATCAATAGGTAAAGATAAATTTATCATCAGGGCATTGTTTCCAAAAGACAGGAAGGAAATAGCAAGACGAATGAGTGTCGAGCAGAACGGTCTGCCGGCAAATTCTTTCAGTATTGATGATCGGTATATGTTTGAACGAAGTGCTATAATCGATCAGGGAATGGTCGAGAGTCCGGATTGGTGGAGCAATGCCGACGAATGTCCCGATGAGGATGTACTGGAATTTCTTTATGTCGAAATAATGAAGTGGACAGCAGAATTTCAGGAAAAATTAAAAAAAAATAGACTTAATAAAAGAAAGCCTGAAGAACAAGTATCTGGTTGATGGCTTCTTTATGCGAACGTTCAAGCAGTTTCCAGATGGCTGCGATCCCCACAATCTCCTTGAAATCCAGAGAGAATTTATCATGTACCTGGTTGCTGCAACACCATCGGTTGACGCATTAAGCGTCTGGTTGCAATACATGGAAGAAAAACATAAGATCGATAGCGAGGACTTCCTGGGTAAGATTGGTCAGAGCGAACTTACCTTGAAGATGGCTGCAGACAAAAAGGGAATGTCGGTCGAGCGGTATAAAAAAGAAGTCATCAAAACAATGAAAGAAGAAAAAATTAAACAGCTAAACAAGAAGTATGGCTATGGGGATAGCGAAGAGAAAGAAAACCAGGTTGAAAGTGCGGTGGACAGGATCCGGAGGTTCTCAGAGCAACTCTCCCAAAGGGAAAATGACGGCCAGCAGCTAAGAAAACTGATATTCGAGAAACCAGAAGGCCTAAGAGAAGGCCTAAGAGAAGGCCTAAGGGTAGAAGATGGCTAAGGAATACAAAATAGACATTGGTGTCGGTGTTAAAGAAGATCGAAAAGGGGTGTCCGATTTACGCGAGCGCATCAGCCAGGCCAGGGAGATCAGAAAACAAGCGGGAAAGGGCACTGGGTGGGGTATTGAAACCTCTAATTTTCAGCTTAATAAAAACATCCAGAAAATAGTAAAATCCAATGAGGATTTGATTCGTGCCTTGAAGGAAAATACAAGGACCGCTAGAAGAGGAGATGGTGGGCGTAGGGGTGGTCCTAGTGGACGGGGTATTGATGGAGCTTCAGGCGTGGGTATATCTCGGATAGGCGCATCGACCATTATCCCAGGGCTTGGTCTTGCTCTTGGTATAGCTGGATTCGCAATACATCAAATGATGCGAGTGGGGAAAGCGCATCTTGCCAAGGCACAAGAACAGATTATGACTGCCGGTATAGCGGGAACGCGAACCGGAATGGAGAGTTATTTTAGCGCAGCTCAGGCTGGCGAGTTTGTAAAAGCCCGACGAATGGCTGCAGGAACTTATAAGTCACCCGGGGGCGATCAAAGAATGACTGCCCTCTATGCAAAAAGATTCGGACTGAGCGGAGCCGATGTCGGGAAACAGCTCGGGATAATGGATCTGATGACGGGGGGATATGGTGGTAAGAATTTTGCTCGAATAATTGAGACAGCTCACCAGAAAGGGATACAGACCGAAATGCCTCTCATGATCAACATGATTACGGATTCCCTGGAGCAAGCCGTGGAGGCGGGTGTTAATGCCTCAAATCTCGCAACTGATTTGGCTGGTGAGATATCGAGAAATGCAGCATATTCTCCCAATGCCTCTATTCGACCCATTATCGCAATGACCAGAAATTTGATGCAGTTACAACAGCAGGTTTCCAGGGGACAATACAGCGGAGTGTCCAACTGGAGAATGTTTGAAGCTGGTCGTGAAAAAGTTACCAAAGCCGTACTGGGTAGGGGCGGTAAAACCGGAGATAGAATTGTTCAGTCTCTTATCGCTGGTGGAACAATAACTCAGAGAGAGGTTGAGCAAATCAGAAAAGCTGGCAATATATCGCCTATTGTAATGGAATACCTAACCCGAAGTTATTTACAAAAAACACCAGAAGAGGCTAGAACAGCATACATGAAAGATATTGTTGGTACGCTCGGGAAAGGGAAAACGGGACTGCAGCGAAGGGCAATGCTGGCAAATAGGGCAAGACAGTTCGGGATAACCGAAAATGTTGCGGAAACTGATTATTATTATCGTGTTGCCACGGGCCAAAAAATTAGCGATAGGTTTACAGATGTGAAACGCCCAGCATTTGACGAAGGCAAATGGCAACAGACGACTGCATTTGCAGCCCAGGGATTACAAAACGCAAGAGAGGCATTTTTACTAACCAGTAAGGCTGCACAGTATTCCGCACGCCAGGTCATAAAGTTTGAAAAAATATTGATACAGCTCGCAACAACGCTAGAGGGAACGGTTTCAAAATCCTTGAATGATTTATTGAAGCGTACAAATAAGAAATCATCGTCATTTCTTGATATCATTACAAATTAACTATGCCAAATATAACCGACATAAAGAATAAGAAAATAGTCTATAATGCAGGCTATGAGGCGGTTAATGAGTACATGGACCGGGGTAAGGTCAAAAAACGATCCCCAAAAATTATGTTGCTCGTTGCCCCCTTTGGTATCCCCTTTGTTCCGATAGAGTTGGTTAGCGAGGACATGGGTGGTATTATACAATCGTGTGAGTGGATGAAGTCGAGATCGGTTCCGGGCGGTTCGGTATCGATTACCATGGCCGGGGACGAGAAGGCGTTAAGGGGTCTCGGTTTTGTTTTAAGTAAGCCTCTTGAAGCTCTCTGGAAGCACCTGGGGCCTGACTTGCGAGACCTTCTCAAGCCGAGAACGTTATGCCAATTATGGTTAGACGGATATCACGTCATGACCGGGTATGTTCGATATTGCAGGAGGCAGGCAACCCCTGGCAGGGCCATTTATACGGTGCAAATTGATGAGCTTGGCACCATTTATCAGCAGAACATCTTGAGTCTAAAGTCAATCTGGTATGGCGAATATCAAAGCATTTTCAGTGATATCAATAGTATGTTGGGAGGTATCTATGTTGGAGCTCCCCTTTGGCTGGTTATAAATCTTTTCATAAATTCATTTATTATTTCTACTCTCAATTTTGGGTTTGGTGGTTACGTTCGGGCAAGTGACGGTCTACCGTTAGCGTTCAGGTTAATTGCTTTACCCCCACCTATCGGTGGTATTTCTATGAACTCACTGATATCTCAGGTTGTAACGGATGCGTCTATTTTGCAAATCAGCGAAGGCGGGAGTATCTGGGATTTTATCAGGAACTTATGTCCGGACCCATTTATGGAATTATTTACTGAGAGCGGAGGTAGAACAATCTGTACGGGCAGAGTTTTGCCAGCATCAATGAGTGCTGGAATTTTGCAAGCTGCGACAACAGCAGTCCCTGCCATATCCGGGCTAAACCTTTCCGTGCTCCTTCCCGGGTTTAATTATATCATAGCACGGACAAGCCCTTACGATATTCCCTGGACGGGGCTATCGTCATGGCTTCAATTATATTCGCTTACCCTGGGAGTGCTTGATCTCATAATGGCGGGCGATTTTGTTATTATCACAGACGATGACGTAATATCGAAGGATCTTGGTGTTTCTGATGCACAGCAATATACATTATATCATGTCAGCTACGGCTCAAAATCGGCATCGGGGACACCCGGACAGATCCAAAACAGGCCCTCTGTATCTAGGGGACCGCTTATCCCATTGTTCCCAGGCGGTGTTAGAACCTATGGCGGGATAGAGCTCAATACGTCAATCGACCCTACAGGCCTAAAATGGGGAGGAGTTGTCGGCCAGGCAATTGAACGTATCAACAACTATACAGGAATACCAACAAATATACCGGCCTTATCTACGCTTCTCAATGTCTGGTTCCGAAATGCTGGAAAATTTAATGAGGGTACAATTGTTACGAGGGCTATTCCCTATGCGAGGCCCGGTATGGTTTTGCTTTATTTACCAAGTCTCTCGGGATCGGGGGTTGACAATAGCAGGGATATCGGGTTATACTATATAGATAATATTGACTATAGATACGAAATTGGCAAGGTGGATACTACGACATTTAGCGTTATACGGGGTGTGCCAATCCCTATGAACGCATCTGCGCTAGCCATGCTTATGATGGACTGGGAGGTTTTACCACCAGGTCTGAATTTAACTGATATTGATAACATTCTCTAAGGCATTATGTATAACGAAGGACAATGGAAAAAGCAGTTTTGGCGAAGAGGTGGTGACAGTAATCTCTGCTCAATTGAGTATAATGAGAACCGTAAATATAATCACGTTTACCAGCTCAGCCTTGGCGAAGTAGCATTACCTCAACCAGAACCGCTTTTCAAGCAGGACATGGTAACAGTCAATCTTGTTAAGGGCGGGATGTTGACAAGTGTGGCATGGCCCGGGCCTAACGTGGTTTTCCCTGGAGCTGGTATTCATGGGCTCTGGGAGCCCCCTCTACCAGGACAGCAGGTTCTTGTCGGGTTTGTTGATGGGCGGGCATCAGATCCTGTTGTTGTGCAGAAATATCCCTATAACCCATCGCAGGACCCAGCTCTCGAGGCTGCATACTTTATGCCGATGACGCAGCAAGCACATGGAATTTTTGATATAGTTTTGGGGCATATTACGGGTTCATATATGGCCTTCAGGACCACGCTCCCGCTGCCCGGTGCCGTAGAAATTAACTCCCCAACTATACTCGATGTAAATTCAACAATACAGATGAATCTGAAAACAATTGGAACAATGAGCATTTCGGCTACGATATCAACAATCATAGAGAGCGCATTGGTTACGCTGCAGGATCTCCTGGGAGTGATGAAAATAGAACTGGGGCCAACGGGAATAAAGCTGACTACCGGTGATGCTGCAGCATGGCAGCCAAACATTATTGCCACCTGCCCGTATACCGGCCTTCCCCACGGGGGAACTTCCGCTGGAATTGTGTTATTAAAGGGTGGATAAGTAAATGTCTGTTCAATCCATACTGAAAGCAATTTACGGTACTTATGTGCCGACCGGGGTTTACTCCTTTGAGTTTAAGGGGGTAGCGGAGATATTTTTTCTGTTACCACCTGAATCAATAACGGTAAGCGAGGGACAGCGAGCCGAACTGCTCCCCACCCTGGGGGATGGCGCAGGATATTTGTGTGATTACGGTCAGGAATTTAAAGATATTGCGATATCGGGTTCCTTGAATTTCTTCTACGGTGGTTCGACCAGAAACCCGATCGATCGCGTTCCGGACAGTGCCGTGGACTTGGTTGATGGGTACTCTGAGTTTATCAAGCTCAGGTTCATGTTGTCCAGATATCGTGATTACACGATGACAAAAAAGGGAAAGCTAATTGCTCCCGATTTTTCGCTTCCCGGCCTGGCATCGGTTAAGAAGTTGAAGGGCTGGGTAAATAAGCAGGTACGTGATAAGTCTGGGGCACTGGCCGATCAGGTTGATCTGATATGGCATGATTATGATTATGATGATCATTTCAAGGTAAAGGTCGATACCTTTTCATTGACTCGGAGCAAGGACGATCCCTGGACGGTTAATTACGATATATCTCTCAAGGCGTATGCGGTTGACGATAGAACAGGCAAAATCGAACTGAAATCTCCTGAAACAAAGGAAAACACAGCTCAACAAATAGACACTGCTACTTTACTCATGGAAAGCGTAGATGTAGAATTGCCAGATAGCCTTAAAAAGGATATTGGCAGATATCTCCTGGACCAAAAACTCAGCACTGCAAAGTCTTATTTAACCTGGGCCAACGGGATGATAAAAGCTGGTGTAATGACACCCGAAAGGGCATTGAGAACATTGAGCGATGTATTCGGTGATACATTAACCGTTGAAGATAACATTATTACGTTAAAGAAATTCTAAGATGATAGACCAGGTAATAATTAACACAATTGATGAATTGCTGAAATCGGTGGAGGCATCGATAGTACCGAAAGGAAGTGCGACCTCTTTTAGTGATGGTGATGAAGCCCTCATTGACTATGTTGAGCACGGAGAGCTCGACAAACTTAACTATTACAATTCGCTGATAAAGCAAAAGCTTTATGTATATGGGGTAACGGCAGCAATAATTTCTTCACCAACGAAAAAGGAGATGCCCATTCAACCGCCAAACAGCAATTTAACTGGCAATGTACTGGATGTGCTTGATATAGACGAGTTTGTGGACCAGGGATATGAAAATCCGGTTGTAGGGCTTGACCAGGAATACACCTATTATTGCATCGAGCAGGGCGATACACTTCAATCCATTGCTCAGGATTTTTATGAAGATTATCGTCAGTGGACCAGGATTGCACAGGCAAACCAATTACAAGAAAACGATCTCATTGATGCCGATATGGTTGGCTCATATATTAAAATACCCGTGAGCCAGGCCGGGTCCCTTGTTCGATCAAACCAAAATTTGGTATATGAAAGCATGTATGATCCCGAGAATGTCAGCTCTATTGAAAGATATCTTTTTGGCACCGATTTTGATGTTGGCAATGAGAAAATTGAGTCGAGCAGTAAGGGCGATCTGAAGAAAATATCTGGCATTAAAAACGTTTCCCAAAACATTAAAAACCGGTTTAGAGCAGGGAAAGGAAGTTTAAATCCACTTCACCCGGATTGGGGAATAAGCTTGATGAATGATATGGCTCAAACACCGTGGGTTATTGGCCTGGAACGGCAGATTGCCGACATGGAGATTCAGGCTATGCACGATCCGCGGGTTGTGTCATCGACTATTGACAGGGGCAAGCTGGAGCTTGCAGGTGACAGAATTGATATAGAAATTGAGATTGAACTACATGGTGGATTTTTAACTACTTGGAAAACGGAGATAACATAAAATGGCCGAAATATTAAAGGTATTTACGCCGGAACAGCTATATACACTCTTAAAAGCGAAAATCATTGCCGATAATGTCGGGATTACCGATTTTAACGAGGGATCGGTGATCCGGAGCATGCTGGAGGCTATTGCTCTTATTGAGTCAACAACTGGTTTTGATTACCTGGAAGCCTTGAGAAACGCGATTCCTGTTGCCCTGTATGATGGGTTGGGATTCACCAGGAAGGGCGCAACCAGGGCAACCGGCTATCTCAGGTTTTTTCGATTACCAGAATTTACAATTGAGTATACCGGATCCGGATCTGATTGTTTATTGACAATCACCGACACGCATCTTACAACATCATGTACGGGGGCCAGCGGGGATAACCTGAATATAGCATTTTCGGTTTATGATACGACCCAGAAGGTTAGAGACGAAATCAATGGAACGTCAAACTATACCTGCACAATGGTTGGTAGGGGAAATGATGATCCGAAAGATCTCTATCATTATTCCGGTAAGGACATCAAGGGTGCAAAAAACTATCTTGATGGGAATGGTTTTGATGTGATGCTGGGGAGCGCATCCCTGGTTTCGATTACATCTGGTGCGCAAGCATCAGTGGATGAGATTTATTTCAAAACAACAGCAAGTGGCTCTATCCCCCTGGGTGAGTCAACAAGTGATGATATCGCAGTTCAGGCAATTACGGAAGGGTCTAGCGGAAATATTTCAGCGGGAGCAATTGATACCCTGAACGGAAAGGGTGTTTTGAACACGCCGATTACCGGCGTTGAGTATGTCAAGAATGATTCGGCTTTTACCGGAGGAGAGAACGCGGAAAGCGAGCAAGAAAGGGCAAGGCGGTTCCAGGTATTCGTACAAGGCCTGGCCGGGGCCACGGTAAAGGGGATTGAGTCTGCAGTGCTGGGCATAACTGGAATAAAATCGGTAACGATACGGGAGCGATATCCGCAACCAGGATATATTACTATCATTGCAGATGATGGGACCGGAAGCCTCAGCAGTTCCCAGATAAGCGAAATAATTAAGGTTGCTAGTGGCGACCCCAATGATTTTGAGAACTATCCCGGTTATCGAGCTGCAGGAATCCTGCTAAACGTATCGGCCCCATCGGTAGTGGCCGTGGACGTGACGATGACAGTTACCAGGCTGTCACAGTTTTCAGATGAGAATGAGATTAAAAATGATGTTAAAACAGCCATAGAGAACTACATCAACACCCTGAAACTGGGAGATGATGTAATTTGTAATAAAATCCGCGAACTGGCCATGGGGGCTCACCCTGCAGTATATGATATTTCGATGTCGGTTCCATCGAGTAATGTGTCAATATCTGATTCGCAAATTGCACGGACGGGCTCCGGCACGGGGGGGAGCGTAACAATAACGGTAACAACATAATATGAGCACAAATGCTGATAAACTAAATAAATACCTGAAAGCGTTAATTGATGTTACTGACGATTTGTATAAGTCCATAGTATCGGATCCAGACGGCACTCCCGAGTCAACGATTGTTAACCCTGTTGACTTGAATTATGGTTGTGTTGCGGATCTCCTGGAATGGAATAGGATGCTTACAAAGTCTCTAGTCAGGCAACTCTATTTTGACCAAGCGGAAGGAAAGTTTTTGGACCTGATTTCCCATACTCATTTTGGTCTTATTAGAGCCAGCGGAGAAACCGATAGTCAGTATAAGTCGAGAGTAAAAGATATTATCCTGGGACATAAAATAAGTCCCGCATCTATAATATATCTCACCCGTGGGTATTCCAGCCCCGGGGAACCGCAGCTTATCGAAGGGGAACAAGATTCAGCATTTGCAGATTGCAGCTTTACGGAATGTTATACCAGTTTTCAGGTGGCAAGTTCCAGCAGCAACAGTTATCAGGTGGGTTGGTGGGTATTCCCGGCAATTGCACTAGCCTCAACGACCTCATTATATTTCTTTATTTTAATTCTAGAAAATACGCCGTCAAGTCAGGCATTAACGGTGTTGGATATAGTAAACCGCAGCATAGCAGCCGGTATTGATTTCGAGATTTGGATTAAGAAGGTATAAGTTATGGGAAAGAATTTGAGATATTTGCAACACGCAAACCGAGCAAAAATTGAATCGGATCTTGTGTTGACGAGGATAGGAGAGTTATCTATTCGAGATATAGATGCTCTTGCTAGGGGTGCTCTTTACGAAGGAACAGGTAAAGATGCTGTAATTCTCGAGGGCCTTATGGCTACGGCAGCCGGTGGCATGGATGTGTCTGTAAGTGTTCCTGCAGCAGCGATGCAGATTATTGACGGGAATGATGTGCGATATTGTCTCGATTTTAACGATGGCAGCAATTTCAGTATTACATTATCGAACTCAGATCCTTCGAATGACAGAATTGATATAATCGAGGCCAGGGTAACGAAGAGTTCGGCTCTCCAGGATGCGCTGGTTGATATTATAGACCCCGTAACGAAATCCGTAACGCCCACATCAAAATATAGAGATTACGAAATTCATTTCGAGCTCCAGAAAAAAGATGGCACACCGGCGGGATCGCCCGCTCCCCCGAGTACTACTGCTGCAACAGCGGGTTCTATCACGGGAACGGTTACGATATCGGGTACAATAGACCTCTCCAGCCAGTATCTTTTAAATCTCACAATCGGTACTGATGGTGAGTTCACAGAAATAGATTGTAGGGGCAGTACGCCTTCAGCAACAACCTTAACCGAAATAATCAATGCCATAAATGCAGCAGGTTTTGGCAGTATCGCAAGCAATGACGGAAGCGATCACTTGAAAATCACAGCCCCGGGAACCGGCGAAAATTCAATTATCAAGATACGACCCCCCGCTGACACGTCAAAGGATGCGTATGCCGAAATCCTGGGCGGAACTGAATCGACTGCTTATTACGATATTTTCCAGGGAGAAAACAAATGGTTTAAGATTGCAGAAATTGCTGTTGGAGCTGCCGTGAGCTCGGTTACTGATACCGACATCCTGGACAGGACCGAATGTGCACAATGGGCTGCGGAATCGACCAGTATAGTAGACGGCAAAACGCTTGAAGGACACAGGGATGCTGCCATTCTTGACCATCCCGATGGAAGTATATACT